ACTGGACCGCAAGACGATCCGCCACAAACTCAATATACTGCGACATCATCTTCGCATTCATGCCAATCAGCGAGCACGGCAGAGCATCGCAAATGAACTCCTTCTCCAACTCCACCGCCTCCTCGATGATCTCGTGAACCGTGTCCTCAAAGATCTTGGTTTTCAGCGTGTGGAACAAGGACACGGCAAACTGCGTGTGAAGTCCCTCATCGCGGGAGATCAGCTCGTTGCTGAACGTCAGACCCGGAAGGAGGCCGCGCTTCTTCAACCAGAAGATGGAACAGAAGGCACCTGAGAAGAAGATTCCCTCAACACATGCAAAGCCCACCAGGCGAGTCGCAAAGGACTTGTCAGACCCCATCCACTTCAGCGCCCACTCAGCCTTCTTTTCAATGCAGGGGATAGTGTTGATCGCGTTGAACAATTTGGCCTTCTCCTCCTCGTCCTTGATGTAGGTATCAATCAACAGGGAGTATGTCTCAGAGTGAATGCCCTCCATGGCGTTCTGGAAGGAATAGAACAGCTTCACCACCTGGGAATCCACTTCACTCTGGAAGCGAGTGACAAGGTTCTCCATCACGATACCATCCGATCCTGCGAAGAATGCCAGAATGCGACCGATAAAATGCTGCTCATTTTCGGTCAGCTTTGCCCAGTCTGCGTGGTCCTTTGAAAAGTCAATCTCTTCGGGCGTCCAAAACACGGCGACGCTCTGCTTGTACATCTTGTAGAGGTGCTGCTCGGACGGCTTGATAGGGAACAGAGTGAACGACATCTATATACTATACGGCGATTATCGCCTAAACGAGAAACTCTGGATACTACATAATGAGTAGCACATCCAACGTCCAGTCGGTTTTGACCTCGGTCTTACGACCCGTCTACAACTACGACGCGACCAACTACTTCACAACGAAGCTGAACATCTCCAACGTGAACACTGTATTTGCTGACATTGCAAACGTGACGCGCCTGGATGTGGGCGACGCCAATAGCAACGTGTATGTCGGCACTGGTTCTGGAAATGCCATCGCATCCTTACGCAACTGTTACCAGAACACTGCAGTGGGATACAATGCTGGGTCGCTGATGTCAAACGCCTCCACCGTTGTCGCTCTCGGGTACAATGCTGGGTACGCAGCCACTAGCACGTCCAACACCATCTTCATCGGGCGCTCGGCAGGTGTTTCGTCTGTCGGTTGCTCAAACAACATTGCAATTGATCCGTCTGGCGGTGTGTTAGCATCAAGCTCTACCAACAACACGATTGCGATTGGAGCCCGTGTAGGAACGCAGAGCAGTCATGGTATCTTCCTCGGAACCAATGCAGGGTATGCGACAACGGGTAGTTACAACATTGTACTCGGCCACTACTCTGGAACCAGTAGCACCCCCACAACAGGTAGCAACAACATGTTGATTGGACATGGTCTGAAGATGGCGCCGACACTCAGCAACACGATGTACATTGGTAACCAGTCAAATGTCTTGATTGCCGGGAACTACGCCTCAAATGGAGTTGCGATTGGAAAGAGCGATGCAGGTATGTATTACATCGGCACAACGACTCCGATTCCTGGATTGGCACTTGACGTTGCAGGCTATGCTCGCTTCTCAAACGGCCTAGCGATTGGACGCGATCCGCTCGAGTACACATTGGACGTCAATGGGTCCATGCGAATCGATGACGGGTACGGGTCTCTGGTCATGTACCACGATGCCAGCTTAAATCCTCGTCTGTATAAGAGTGGAACCGTTCAAGCGACAAGCGGTGTCTTCTCAGTTCAGGGCACGAGTGCGTCGACGGGAAGTGTCGTGACAATCGGAACCTTGCGCTATGGCAAAAATGATATTCTGATCAACAGCAGTAGCGACCCAACCAAGTGGGAAGCCTGTAGTTATATGTGGTTAGGGTCTGGTGCTCCTGTCATACTGACTCTTTCGAATAACGCAGGAACCACACCAGTCGTTACGTTCAGTAGTTCAAACATCCGAGCCCCTTCGACGACGCAGCCGTGGCTCTACACAATCACATACTTCCCTCTTCCACCTGTAGGCACGTATGCACCTGGCACGAGTTCAGGGCCCGCTTAGCCGTAGTTTCTCCACCATCTTGCGGATAGAGACCGATGACACACCAGATACTGTAGAGACCTCGGTCAACCGACCATTCAACACATGGCACACCACACCTGATACGATTGTCTTCGGGGTGTGCTCCATCTCAGGCAAGGCAATCAAGAGTGCGAGGACCCGTTCGCGTTCGCCTTCGGTCACCCCCATTTCAGCACAGATTCGTTCGGCGATTCCAAGTTGTGTGTTAAGGACGCTTGACACTTCAGCTCCAAAGCGGCTCAGACCCTTGCAGAGAGCGCGGATAGAGACTCGGAAGATATCGGCTACTTCCTCATGGGTGCGCGTGGCATTATGCTGACGACATGCGACGAACACTGCGCCTGCCATCAGTGCTCTGCGTGTCTCGCCTCGTGACTTGCGGGCATCCTCTACCTGTTTGAACAGTGCGCAGGCATCATGGATGATGGCCTTCGGTAGCCCAATCCGACCACAGGACGCTTGAATCGCATCAAATATACCCATCCACGACCGCTCACCATGACTTGAGAACGACCATGAGGAGAGTTTGCCAATTGCTTTGGACTCTTCTGATTGTCCGGGAATCCGCTTGCGCATCATCATAGACCCAAACGACGAGTCTGGTAGCAACTCGTTGGTCACACCGCCTGTTCGTGAGGGGTCGCCTTCTGTCTCCGCATACATTCTCCACTCGGCCGATTCGTCAATGTGACTTCCCAAGATTGTGCCGCAACATGTGCAGACCTTCTGCCCCTCGTCCAGTTCTATCTCTGGATGGTCGCACTCCATTACTCCCACTTGACCCTGCACATACCTTCTCCGTTTTCAAGACGCTTAGTGAATGAGTACCATGCTGAATAGGCTGTGGACATATGCATAAGTCCATGGAAGAACATTTGCGTAGTCCAGTCAGGGTCCCAGGACAAGATAGAGAGCTGCTGTCCAACAAAGTAGGAGTAGAAGGTAGGACATCCCAGTCATAACTAGGTAAGGTTCAGGTATCATATGGTCTTGGCGCCACGGCATTACTAGTTATGATACATGCTCCCTAAAGCCACTGGGTCGTAGACTTGTGGCCTATATGTGGTCAGGAGCGAGGGACGGTGGTTGCCTGGCTTCTGCTGCTTCACCCACGAGACGAGGAGGTAGTTTTCGTGGACGGGCCAGACTTGGAACCCAGATTCGGTCAATGTCTTCAGGAGATACTCGCGGGCCTCGGACATTTGGAACAGTGGGTACCCAAAGACAAACCCGGGTATCTCAAACACGACATACGGGGAGTTTGCGGCATGAATGGACTGCCTGCGGATTTGGGAGTACAGGGAAGCCAGGACAGGACGCATGGCGGCCATCCGTTGTTCGCGCCGATTCTCTTGCTCGTTCCATACATCACGAGCTTTCAGCATTCTTGTTATGTCTTTGTAAGATATGTTGAAGTCTATAGCGCTTGGAGGAGGTGGTGTCAGAGGATGCCTTCTCGTCGGAGCCCTCAAGGCTCTGGAAGACCGACAACCTCTTGAATTCCCCGACGGTATTTATGGCTGTTCCATCGGCTCAATCCTTGCAACCATGATTGCATTTCGCATCCCACTGAAAAAAATTGAAGAGTTGGTGGAGGAAGAGTTTATCCTTTCCAAATTTGTCCCGAACTTTGGCATTTCATCTGTTACATCCTTCACATCTAAGAAGGGTCTGTTCTCAATGGACCTCTTTGAAGACACGCTTATTCGTGTATTCAAGTCAGCTGGCATTGACCTCAAGGATAAAGTGATTGCAGATGCACCGCAAAAGTTGTATATCATGGCGTCCAATCTGACAACTCGTCGTGCTACACTCTTGACTGGACAGATTCCGCTTCTCGCAGCCATCAAGGCATCGTCCTGTATCCCTGCAGTGTTCTACCCACAGATCATCTTGAACAATGTATATTTGGATGGAGGTGTCTACTGTGACTGTATGGTGGATGCGGTACCACCCACAACAATTGTGTTACACATTGCCTACAGTCACCAGCCCATATTTCCCGCTGATTTAGAGTCCATGACATTGGCTACGATTTCGCGGTATGTCTATGCAGGTGCCCGCGTTGGATGTGTGCCACGACCGAAGAATGTGTTGAACCTTAACGAAACCTCCTTCATGCCTCTCTCTGATCTGACCTTGGCTGACAAGAAGGCCATGATTGATTCAGGGTTTGTTCAGGCCTCACGCTTTCTGTCCAAGCGTTTCCTTCAGGAATGCTTCCAGGTTAGCTGAGGTCACCTGCTTACCAAAGTCATGGATACCCTCGGCCGTCTCCAGCTTGACTGTGGGATAGCCCTCAATCCCGTACTGTGAGCACATGGCCTGGTTCTTGTCACAATCAATCTTGACGAACTTGACCTTGGTCGTTCCGTAGGTGGCGTCGGACATCTGCGCCCACTCGGGCTGCGCCTTCTTAGAGAACCCGCACCACTCCGTGTAGAACATGTAGAGAGTGGCTTCGCCCTCAAGAGTCTCCTTGACAGGTGGAAGAATCCACGGCTTCCAATAGCGATACACGATCAGTGCTGCGAGGAGGAGGGCGAGGAAAGTGACCCACTGCATTGTTGAAAGAGGTGAGAAATTATGCGCTGTTTCTCAAACCAACGACGGTAGGCTTCTTCCGCAGTGATGCCCTCCTTGATCTGAAGCCACCCGACATCGGTGGACATGCGCTCTGGCTCATAGGGACGAGGAGCCAGAGTGACCCAACGTCCTTGGTAGCGTAAAACGAATTTGTCTGGTTCCATTGCTTTTTGTAGTCACCACAGGGTAAATGGAACAGGTAGGTAAGGTGATGGTGGCGATGGGGTTGAATTACGCAGTACATTACGCATCTATGATGGCATACACTCGTGTATGCATGCCGCATAGCTGGGACGATATCTTACAATCATTCTTTGTTACAGCAAGTCCTGCTTGCACGACACTTCTTACCGTAGGACAACATACTCAAACTGCTTATGCTGGAATCGTAGCGACGACTCTTGCGAATCTGCTTATTGGAGGGTTGAAGTCAGTGTCTTAAACACGGAGTCCGCCGCTCGGGAAACCGACCAGTCCGGCGCCGATACCGAAGCCAGCACCTGTGCGGGCCGACGCGCCGACGCTCGGGGCGTAGATATCCAGGATTGCGAACGTCGCCGTCGCAACCAGGGCAATCATGCCAACCTCAGACGCCTTGAGCGTCTTGCCAGGGAGGACATAGGCCGCGACCGCGACAGCCAAGCCCTCGAGTGCGTACTTTATCAGACGCGTGATCAGGTCGGCGACATCAACACCAGGGGCAGGGGTAGGCTTCGGCTTAGAGTCCATTTTACTAAGACATCACGAAGAAATTTTCCATTCAGCCCGTTCCATAAAACAAACGGATTCCAACAACGGCCGCCGCGGCGACCCACACGAACCACCATGGAACAAGGTTGGACACATACACGAGCACAACATAGAACACGACGGCATGAATGAGCGCCGAATACAGCGGGTTCATACCAGGTAGCCCAGGGACGACGACTCCGGGGACAAGCAGAAAGAAGAGGAGAGCGCAGGTAATCAGATCGTACATTTATGCTCTGCGTAGAAAGGACTTTCAAAGGAAGTTTACTATCATAATAAATGCCTGTTGTTCCCGAGACGCTCCCGAAGAGGGAGGACGATGGCTCCGTGATTGATTACCTGGATGAGGACCCCGAGATCCCGAACCAGCGCTACTGCATCATCTCCTTCATCAGTCCGGAGAAGACCATTACGCAGAAGGACCAGTTCTTCTTCAAGGCGTTCCTGCAGTGGATGGACTATCAGTGGAAGGTGGTGGGCCTCGAGCACCTCATGGTGTTCCTGTCCAAGAAGTATAACCTGAAGATTGACGACCTCCTCAAGGACGTTGAGGAGTTTGTCAAGGTCCGCAACGCCGAGGTGAAGGCGACGGACATCTACGAGCAGTTCCAAGTGTTCCTCCTCAAGAACGAGAAGGAGCTGCAGGAGCGCTTCGACACGGAGGTGGACTTCAAGACGAACATCCGCGGCGTCAAGGTCCGCCGCTGCTTCCCGTCCATCGAGGAGACGCAGATGTTTGCCAAGGTGCTCCAGCGCAAGTACCCGAAGGACAACCTCTACATCGGCAAGGTTGGTGCGTGGCTGCCATGGGACCCGTCGGAGCACCTGATGCCCGAGGTGGAGTACGCCGAGAAGGAGCTGAACGAGCTGATGCGCAAGTACAAGGAGAACGAGGTGAACAAGGAGATGTTCTTTGCCGACCAGCGTGAGGAGTCCATCAAGAAGCAGAAGGAGGAGAACGAGCGTCGTCGTAAGGCGAATGCTGAGGAGGCGCGTTCAAATGCCGCGGCCTCTGCGACGGCCCAGATTGAGGACCTTTCCCGCCCTGTTCACCCGACAGAGGGAGTCATCCGCGAGTAATTTGTTGGTTGGATACAATGAGTGAAGACCCCACTATCCAGTTTTCCAGCGACGGGGGACCGCCCGATTATGCCGCAATTGCGGCGGCTATCTCATGTACAACTGGCGGTCGCAAGAAGCGTGGCGGTGTTAAGACGGCAGCTGAGAGGTTTGCCGAGAGGGAACGCGAGGCAGAGGCAGCAGCTGAGGCGGCGAAGAGGCAGAAGATGGAGTCCAAAGTGGGTGTATTTGATGCACCCAAGCCTTCTGTGCCATCGCCGATGAGCCCTGGAGCCGTTGACCCAAACACACAGAAGATTGCGGAGGGTCTCAAGATGATTGACGATGGCATCAGGAAGAAGGCGGCTGGAGTGGTTGAGAAGAACCTTTGGACAATCATGGGAATCGGCGCCGCTACAGGAGCCGTCGCGTGCGTTGCGCCCCAGTTGGCTCTTCTCCCTCCAATTGCGGCTATGATGGCGTTGTATAGCCCTTCTCTGGCAGCCAGTATTCGGACACCTGGAGGTGTTACACTCTCGCAGCTGGACAACCTTGTGAGGTCAGCGAAGACGAAGGCGACCATGGAAGTTGAGAAGCAGATTGCGACTGCAAAGAGGGACCAAAAGAATCAGTCCGCGAAACTTACAGGTGCATTGGACCGACTCAGCGCGCTCACGGCGAAGAAGGACAAGATTGTCGCACTGTTTGACAAGCTCTCAAGCATTGCCAATCGTGCCTCTACGCCTAAGAAGCCGGCTGAGACAGTTGCGCTTATTGAGGAAACCAAGGCGGCTGTTGAGTCGGCACCTGAGCCTGAGCCCGCGGCACCTGCCCCGTCCGCCCCTGCCCCCATGGACACAACCGCTGGTTCTAGGCGTCGCCGCGCTTCTGGACCCAAACGGACACGGCGTTCTTCTTCTGCACGGCGGCGGCGTTATACTCGTCGGCGCTAAGAATCGCCGAGTGAAACGGGCGATTGTCAGCCCACAATGACGGCTCACATAGACGGAATGGCGGATGCTCAGAGGCCTTGTACCAGAAGACCTGATCCTCTAGCTTGTTGGAGCTCACATTGTTACAAATGACCAGACACTCAAAGTTCTCTGTGCACTGGTCCATAAACGTACAAAACATCTCAAAGGTAGGAAACATACCTGCGTAATTCTCGTAAATCCTACGACGATTACCTAGGATATTCTCACGAAGAATGAACACAAAGTCCACATTGGTACGCAGGTTCGGCGTGATACCCAGTGGGTACTGCATCGTAATGATGGTCATCATATCAATGTGACGACCGTTCATGAAGACGTAGCGAGTTGACTCCTCCTTAATCCACGTAGAATCATACAAACAGTCATCCAGAATCAGGAACGCACGAGGATCAATGGAGGACTGACCACCCCTCGCATTCTTGTCCTTGTTCCTAGCCTGCTTCACATTCATCTGGCGCTTGATGACATTCATCACAATCTGTGGACTGTACTTGTCATGGATGAACTTGGATGGAACCATATGCTGGAAGAACTCGTTGGCTACCTCTGTACCCGAAATCACCGTGCCTACAGGAAGCGACTGCTGGCAGTTGAACAGGATATCGCGAACCAAGAAGGACTTGCCTGTATCCTTCTTTCCGATAATCACCATCATCGGACTCTTGCGAGAATCAATCTCGCAGCGGTCCTTCAGCATGTTGATGTCAAACTTTCTCAATTGAAAGTTCATTACTTGGGTGGTAGAAAAGAAGCCCTGCGTTGAAAACGATGGTTTGTTTGCCGACCTCAAACACAATGGGCAAAGATTTGAGGACGCATGCAGTGGAGTTGAAGCTCCATCGGGTCCCCAAGATTGACGGGACGCCTTGGAATCTTCGGCATGTTCAGCCCTTTTTCCCCACTCTGGAAACTCTGTTCAAGACGGAGCAGTTGTCCAACCTGTCCGAGTATGGAATCAAGCTCCCTGAAGAGATTGAGACTGTGCAGGAAACGACAGTGAAGACGACAAAGGGACGGTGCCTCCCTGTCCACCGCAAGACCACCATGCTTCTCAGTCCATTCAAGACCATGAAGGGCGAGTACCTTGAGCCTAGTATGCCCCGTCCTTCAGAGGTTGCAGAGGAGATGGAGAACAAGATCCAGAGCCCGCACACCGCAGCGTATGTTGGTGCGCTGACGTCCATTGTCTTGTCGCAGTCAGGTTGTGATCATTTCCCCCGCGTATTTGGTGTCTATGCGGCTGTGTCGTCGTCTCATGAGATTGACATTTCGGATGACTATGAGGACCTGGTGGAACGCAAGTGGTTCACAGACCAGATGGGCAAGACCTTTACTCTCCGTCTGCGGGCGATTCATGGTGAGTCCGAGTTCTCCCACACGCGCGGGCACCGTCAGTCACTTGCGTTAGGTGAGGATGTAGACCTAGCGGTAGAGGATGTGGATGTCCCGCATGTGGATACTCCGAAGGAGGGTTCAGTTGTTGATGAGTATGAAGAGACTTCCTCAGTCGAGACAGGGACTTCAGAGGCGTCCGAGGAGGATGTGTTTGACATCCAGTCGTGTGATTGCCCTGACTCGGACAGTGAGGGCGAATGTGAGGAGGGTGAGTCATTTGCATGGGCTACCTTCAAGGATGTGCCTGTAGTCACCACCGCAATGGAGGTCTGTACCGGAACCTTCTACGACCTCATCAAGGAGCACCATGAGCCCGAGAAGCACACTGCATGGATGTTCCAGGTTGTGGCCGCTCTTGCGTATGCCCAGCGCTACTATGGGTTTGTTCACAATGACCTCCATGGCAACAATGTGATGTATATCCCCACGACTACCGAGTTCCTCTACTACAGCCATGGGACCACGACCTACAAGGTGCCGACCTACGGCTACCTCATGAAGGTTATTGACTTTGACCGCGCAGGAGTCTCCGTTCGCCTTCCTGGAATGAAGGAGCCGCGTTCGTTCCTTAGCAGCCAGTTCCAGGAGGATGAGGAAGCCGGAGGGCAGTACAACTGCGAGCCGTACTACAACCAGAAACACCCGCGTATTGGTCTGGCGTCGTCGTTTGACCTTGCACGTTTTGCGACTGCAGTGTTCTGGGACATTTTCCCAGAGGGACCTGACCATGCGTACGACCACCCACTCTTTGAGATGTTCCTTGCATGGACCACTCTACCCGATGGGTCTTCGGTCATGTTCCGCAAGAAGCGCGACAACCACGACCGGTACCATGGGTTTGACCTGTACAAGGCGATTGCTCGTTACTTGAAGGACAGCGCAGTGCCGCGGAAGGAACTGGGCAAGTTCAAGATGTTTCAGGGCAAGATCCCCTCAGGCGAACCATTTTTGGTGATAGAGACATAAATGGCTGTCAAGACAGAGGGACTCAAGTTCAAGTATTCATTCCTCTCTACATTGCTGTTCTTGATTGTGGCGTCACCGTGGACATACCAGGTTACCTACAAGGTGTTTGGGAAATCCGTATCGAGCCCGGGCGGTTGCCCGACTTCGGTAGGACTCTTTCTTCATGCGCTCGTGTTTTTCTTAGGTCTGTATTTACTCATGTCATTTCCTGCGGACAGGGAGGGATTGACCAATAGTCGCAAGGCCTCTCCTGAGGACATTGATCCCCCGTTCCCCCAGGCTTCATCTGCTGATCCGAAGAACTAAAACTCCGGCTTCCCAACGAACATATCTTGAACTGCGTGCACAACTGGCTCAGCCGCTGCCTGGACACCATCTGAACCACCTAATGCATAGACGATTCCGCCTGCGAGCGTCCCCGCTCCGGCCGCAATCTTCGCCCCGTCGGCAAAGACCGTCTTCTCACTCTTGGCCTGGCGATCCAAAACATAGAGAATGACGGAAATCACCACGACGGCTCCAACAATCATGGCATAATAGTAAAGTTCCTCCATTTGTCTCGCATTCATCATTTTCATTATAAAAGTTGAACGAGCTCACATGTTCAGCGACACCTCCGACGACGGCTGCAGCTCAACCTCACCCTCGTCCTCTGTCTCTGACTCAAAGTCATCGGCACCAAGAGTGATCTCATCGCCGAGCGAGATTGTAGGCTGTTCATCCTCCTCTTCCTCTTCCTCCTCAAACTTCACTGCGGGTGCAGGCGCAGGGGCGGCCACAGGCTCGGGCTCGGGCTCGGGCACAACGGGTGTCTCAGTCACTGGGATGTCCTTGCCATGGAAGTAGGCCTTGCTTATATCCTTCCACGGGATGAAGCTATCAATCACCTCATTCAGGGCGGCACCAATCATGGTCTCAATCTCACGACGGTTGCGAGCCTGCTGCTCGGCTGCGACGCCCACTGTCTTGAAGAGGTATGCATTGCTCCAGCACGCACGGGCGCTCTGCTTGTAGAACGCATGGATGAAGGTCTCCACAGACGGGCGAGTAAAGGGAATCTCCACCGTAGACGTATCCACCTTCTGGAGGCTGGCAAACGCACGGATGTAGCTGACAAACACACCCAGCAGGAGGTCCTCAATGTAGTCGCACTTGGACGCAACGGAGATGCGCTCCACCTCCTTCTTCAGCGTCTCCGTCGACCACTTCGGAATCTGGGTCAGAAGGTTCTGGAACGTGCGCAGAATCTGGTCGGGCTGGTTATTACGCTCAGCCGCCTTCTTTGCATTGTCGTAGATGCTCCAGAGACCATCCGCAACGTGTGGGATAACTGTGCGCGCCAAGTTTTCGCGCAGGGTCTGCTTGACAAAATCCGTACTCATTTGTTTACAGACGGGGAGTGTTCTTTGACTAAACCGACGCGAATGCCAAAGTTTGTCTTGATTCTGATGATTCGCAATGAGTCGGGCATCCTTGAGAGGTGTTTGAAGGCCGTGGAGAATGTGGTCGACGCATACTGTATCTTAGACACTGGATCAACAGACAACACGTGCGACATTGCGACCAAGTTCCTTGAGACACATGAAGGGTGTCTGACTGTTGAGCCATGGAAGGACTTTGGGTACAATCGTTCGGTTAGCTTCACTCGGGCACATGCGTACTTGAAGGACAATGGATGGGACCTGAGGGATACATACGGCCTCCTGCTAGACGCAGATATGGTGTTTGTCCCAGGCGCGTTGAAGCAGCAGACTCTCGGTGAGACTGGATACACGATGGTCCAGTGTGCAGGGTCGCTCGAATATCCGAACACGCGACTCGTGCGGATGGACTTCCAATGGAGGTGTGTTGGCGTAACCCATGAGTATTGGGCAGGCGAGACGAAGCCGCTGCCCAAGAACGTTTGTTACATCGACGACCGCAATGACGGTGGGTGCAAGTCGGACAAGTTTATTCGCGATGCTGTGCTCTTAGAGCGAGGACTGAAGGAGGAGCCAACGAACGGGCGCTACATGTTCTACCTCGCACAGACGTACAACTGCCTTAGACGATGGAAAGAGTCGGCTCAGATGTACAAGAAGCGAATCCAGATTGGTGGTTGGGAAGAGGAACTGTGGTACAGTCACTACATGATCGGAAAGTGCTACCTTGAGCTCAACGACATCCCGAAGTTTGAGATGTGGATGCAGCGGGCAATCGCCAGGCGGCCCACTCGCGCTGAGCCATACTACATTCTTGCCAAGTACTTCCGAGAGCACAGCCAGCACTACAAGGCCTATCAGTATGTCCTGGACGGCAAGAAGGTCCCTCCATCGACTGATTCGCTGTTTATTGAGACGGATGTGTACAAGTTCATGTTTGACTACGAGGCTAGCATTCTAGAGTTCTATGTCTGTCCGGATAGGAAGGTTGGTCTGCGTACGTCTATCAACTACATGCTGCGAACTGGCGTTCACCAGCAGAATCTCCTCTTCAACTTCCAGTTCTATGCACAACCGATTCAGTCAACGCAGACGAACCTTGGTGACAAGCTGCCTCGTCCATTTGGGCCAGACTTCAAACCATCCGCGATCTCGGTAGACAAGTATCCGCTGGCAAACGTGCGGTATGTCAACTATTGGATGGAAAACGGCGACTACAAGGTGCCTACCAATAGCTCAGTGATGACTGAGAACGCCTACATCAACTTGGAGACAATGGAGGTGATTGCAAAGATGGACGCATCCACTGTCGGACTCCCTGTTCATCCAGTCAATGTGCGTGGTCTCGAGGACATCCGCCTCTATCGTAACGGGTCTGACCTGTGCTTCACTGCGACGACACAGGAGTATTCGCCAGAGATGGTCCGTGTTCTCCAAGGCAAGTATGGAACGGATGGTACTTATTCAGACTGTAGAATTCTCGGATCTCCGCATGGAAGGACTTGTGAGAAGAACTGGCTTCCTGTCAATGGGACAGATGTGATGATTTATGATTGGTCTCCACTCCAGACAGTAGACCGTGCCATCACAATCTCACATATGACTCCAACTCCTCCTCTCTTTTCTATGTTCCGCGGCTCAGCTCCTCCTATGATGATAGGCAATCGCTTCTGGACACTTGTTCACGTGGCAGAATACAGTAAGCCACGCAAGTATTATCACTTTTTCGTGGAGACACATTCAGCACATACCCCACTTAGGGTCACGTTGCCATTTGTGTTCCGCTCTCCATCCGTTGAATACTGCGTTTCCACACATATGAACGACACGACAATCACTTGCTACGTCTCGTTTATGGATGCGAATCCGGCTAAGGTTGAGATTCCGATTTATGAATTGGAGTGGGTAACCATTTAATCAAGATGCGCGACAACTGTCCTCACAAGGTTTGAATACGAGGGTCGCTGGAATGCCAGCTTCTCCTTGAAAAAGTGAATCATTGGCAAATGTGAACACCAGTACTGGTCAATTACACCGGTATAGTTTGTATCCTGAGACTTTGAAATAATATCAAATCCATTCTGCACCACGGACAATACGTGGGCCGATGTGGGTTTCCGTAGAAAGTATGCAGAGGATGTTGTGCATGGCTGCCGGCTCCTTGACAGTAAGTCGTCGCATGGCTCCCTATATCCCAACCGACTGATCGCGAGAAAGCACAGTGTGTAGTCGTAGGCCCTTCGGAAGAACTCCTGTACAGACGACCATACACGCGAAACATCGTCTGTGAACACGATGTCGTCCTCAAGGATTAAGCACTGTTTGAGCTCTGGATGCTCGTTGAAGTGGATCATCGCATCCAGATGATTCTTGGTAGCACCGGCGTAGGCTGGCATGCTTGTATCGCGCTGAGCCTTGTAGTGATGAATCTTATGAAGTGGTGCGCGAACCATTGACAACGAGTGGAGTGTCTCATAATACCGATCGACTCGTTCCTCCAGATTCAGAATATAAATCACATCAATGGAATCCCAACATGGATGGGACTCTACCACATCATGACGAATCTTGTTAAACAAAGACACATGGCGATATAACTTGTTTGACATTGGAAGAGCGCGATGCCAGTCTGGGTAATTGCCATACACGATCACGAGTTCATCTCCTTTAGGTTCTCGTTCTGGATCAAACGTAGCAATAATGTGGCCACGTTTCATATATTCAATCAGACTGTTTGACTGTTCAATACAGAGTGGACGAATGTCCGCATATTCATATGCAGCATACACTCGCTTTGCGAATTCAAAGTCATTGAGGTAATATGCACACTGTGCTAGAATCAGATATGTATCACATCTGTGGTCATATGGAATCTCAGAGAGATTGGTATCCAGCACAAAACGGCGTGCAATCGCAAATTGGTCATTCGCACGCAGGTCAAAGATGATCTCGCGATACTCTCTCATCTGGGAGAACTTTGGAGAGCCGTTCCAAATGACATTTCCAACAAAGTCCGTGTCTGATTCAAATGGCCGTTCAATCCAGCGGGCGTGCTCACCAACATAGGCCCTGTTAGTCGTGTGGACTAGCAGGTCCTGTTTGATTAGGTCATACACCTGCGTTGCCAAGAAATGCTCATCATATCCATACGAAACTTCGTGCGTTGGGATCATCAGTGGTAGAGATCGCTTCCATCCAAAGGTCCCTGCCATTAACTTGGACCTGTGGTGGTAGTGATCGCGAATACTATGATACATCTTATCAGACTTTAGGAACTCGTCAATGCACCAGCGATCCCGAGCATCCACTCGCGAATCTGCATCGCGTACAAAACCAACCTCTTCAGTGCTCATCGGAATGTAGCGGAGGAGAGCATTGATATGTCCCTCCCGGTTTGTATTGTCCACGATGACACCATCTGGAATCACCCAGGATGGATCACATACTCCCTTGAAGACAATAATTGAAAAAGTTGGGTAATATTCTTTGATGAGTTTGATGTTCTCAAGCAGACCTGTATAGTAGTTTGGCTCTGCCCCGTAGAGACAGAAGGAGAACACCCCCATTATGTATACAAGTGCTTGTAAGATTCGTTAATTGGCCGCGAAGTGTCCTGTAAGATGTGCTTGGCAAGCTCGGGTGTGATAGACAGGGGCAGTGTGATGGCCTTGTAGAACACATATCCCTTGGCCGTCTTCTCATCGGCGATGCGCAGGAGGTTGATGCGCGTGACCAGCGTCTCCACAGTCCTGATGAGGGTACGGACACCTTCCTCCTCGTTGGAGTACTCGGCAATCAGATACTTGATGGCCTCGGGTGACAGGGTCAGCTGGTCCTTGAGCTGGATGTGGTCCAGAATCTGCGGCCAGACATACTGGTTCACGATGCTTGCCTTCTCAGCCGCCGTGTAGCCCGAGCAATTGATGACCTGCATACGGTCCTTCAGAACAGGGTGAATCTTGGACTCGTCATTGAAGGAGAATACGAAGAGGCACTGGCTCAGGTCAAAGTCAACTCCAGAGAAGTAACGGTCGTGGAAGCACGAGTTCTGGGAGCGGTCCGTCAAGTGGATGAGCATGCTTGTGATTTCATCGCCATGTGCTGTAGTGGAGATCTTGTCCACCTCGTCAAAGTAGAGCACTGGGTTCATACAGCGGGCTGTCATCAGTGCGTCTGCAATACGACCCCAGGTTGAGCCCTCGTAGGTGTACGAGTGACCCACGAAGTTGGAGGCATCCGATGCGCCGCCCAGAGAGAAGAACTCAAAGGGACGCTTGAGAGCCTTGGCGACACCGTGACGGGCGAAGGAGGTCTTGCCTACACCCATCGGTCCCTTCAGCGCAATGACATTGCCGATGGAGGTCGGGTTGGAAATCCACTGAGCCAGAATCTGCATAATCTGTGTCTTAGCAGATGTCATGCCATAGACTGCCTTGTCCATGATCTCGGTTGACTCGGAGAGGAACTTTGAGCAGGACTCGGGTCCGTCCTTGATGGTGACAGGCAGAGGAACGACCTTACCGAACGGGACGCGGAGGAAGGACTCCACCCATGAGCGCAGCTTGTATCCCTCACCCTCCATGGACATCTCGGACAGGATGTCAATCTTCTTGATGACCGACGCCTTGACTGAGTCGGCAATCTCAAGGTCCAGTACGCGGAACTTGAAGGGGACATCACCCTCGTCCACCAGACCTGCGAGGCGCGCCATCTTCTCATTGAGACGGCGCCGCTCACTCTTGGGTAGGTCATCATAGTACTCCTCCTCGTCGTCGTTGAGCTCCATCGCAGGGACCAGCGACTCCTTCTCCTTACGCTCACGACGCTTGCGTCCAACCTTGCTCTGTGGCACATACTTGGACATCAGGTGATTCATGAAGTCCGCATGGCTCTTGCGGCGCTTGTCCATCATCTCCACCTCAGACTCCTCGGACTCGTCGTCTGACTCCTCTCCTTCCTCTTCTTCCTCTGACTCTTCTTCGGAGTCCTCCATCACAATCTTGGTAGAGTCGCTGACGGCAGTGTGGATGTGAAGCTTGACAGAAATCTTGGCCCCCTTCGGCAGGACGATGGACTGCCCCTGCTCCTCCTCGCTCTCCTCTTCTTCCTCCATCTCGTCATCATCTTCCTCCTCGTCTACAAGTGTGCAGTCCTCGGATGGTTCCTCTTCAGAGGGCGGGACGTAGTCGTCGTCCTCCGACTCTGAATCGGGTTCGTTCAAGGTCTCATCCTTGACCCACGTTGTTGTCCTAGATCCACGCTTACGAAGATTGTACCTGCTTGGCATCTTGCTGCCTCTCAAGAGAAAACTAATTTCCAATCCGTTTTTATCGCCTGTTAAACAATGAGTGACGCCGACGCTATCGGCACTATCGCTGAGCAGCAGCTCGAGAAGCTGGAGACCAAAGAGGCCAGTCAGCCCGACACAAAGAAGGCGCTTGACATTGTTGAGAAGTTCCTGCGGTCAAATCCGGTCATGTGCTACGGCGGCACAGCCATCAACAATCTCCTGAAGCCCGAGCACCAGTTCTACGACTTTACTCGGGAGGTGCCTGACTATGACTTCTATTCAAAGACTCCTCAACAGGATGCGATGAAGATTGCGGATACCCTGGAGGCGGCGGGAATTCCGTTCGTTCAGGTGAAGCCCGGTATCCACCTCGGCACCTTCAAGGTCTTTGCTGACTTCAATGGTGTGGCCGACATCACGCACATGGATGAGGAGCTGTTTGACCGCCTGTGGAAGGAGGACTATGTGCGCGACAAGATTCACTATGTGCCCCCGAACTTCCTGCGAATGTCCATGTACCTTGAGCTGTCCCGTCCCGAGGGCGATGTGTCGCGCTGGAACAAGGTGTATGTCCGCCTGATGTTCCTGAATGATGAGTACCCGATGGTCTGCAAGACGCCTGTGACGGAGCCTGAGCCGCTCTCGGAAAAGAAGAAGAAGGACGCCCTTGCACTTCTTCGCAAAGAGGACATGATTCTGCTTGGCTTCAATGCGTCTGAACGCCACGACCGCCACACCAAGTGGTATACTCCGGTGACGATGTTGGCCACGGCCGAGACGATTACCCGACTGACCAAGGGTGAGAAGACGACGAAGACTGAGGGAACCGAGATTCTGCCCGCTCGTACAGATGTCATTGAATCGGATGGTTCAGTGGTGTTCCGATTCTATGAGACGCAAGCCTGCCACAGCTACCACACGACGTCGGACAAGATCAAGGTTGCGTCTATCCCGACGATTCTTCAGTTCTTCTTTGCATATGTCTATTCGGGCATTGACGATGAGGAGGTTACGCAGATTCTGTGCGTAGCCCAGCGCCTCATGGAAATTGCTCACCATGAGACGAAGCGTCGCCACCAACTCTTGACGCCGACGGACTGCATCGGACATCAGGAATCGTTGAAGGATATGTTGCGTGAGAAGACAGACTTGTATGACAAGCTTGGAAAGAAGAAGGACTCACCACAGTTCTTACAGTACTTCTTTACGTATGTTCCGAAGACAGATAAGGCAAAGCGCAAGACGATCAGGAAGAAACTCAAACAAATCTAGTGATGTTGTTGGCTTGATAGACTGGTTGACCACCTGAGCAGTCACACTCCTTTGCACCACGCAGGAACTCTTGGACGAAGTTGTTTCCGTTCGGCGTGTGGTTCTGATATGCGTTGCGCCCTGTCCATGCCGGGACGTTGGTTGTAGCAACTGCGTTATTCGTCGCAAACATCAAACTCCTACGTATATCGGTCGTAACATCAGATGCACTGATAATGCGTGCACCGACGCCCCTGTTTCCGTTACCTGAAATATCAACTCCACGCTGTCCACCAGAGCTCATTTACTGATTAGGTAGAATTTAAACGTCCTGTGTACCACGTCATGTCATAATACGGCGGCATCGCAGGCATTGCTGATGAGATGCTAGGCTGTACCCCAGCAATCTTCTCGATTTCGGCAGCAGTCAATGACCTAGAATAATAGGTGAGCTCGGAAATCAGACCATCCCACCCTGTTGTATTGTCTCCAATGACAACCGGCTTATCGTTCTGCTTAGGCAGCTGTGTCAGGGTGTGGTGCTGAGCCAAGGTACCGTTGATGTAGACATCCACATTGTACTGGTTCACCACGATGGCCACGTGGATCCACTTGTGAGCTGTGATATTGGAGATGAGGATGCTCTCCATCGCCCCGAAGGTTCCAATCGTCACCAGGAAAGAGTTGGAGGTGGAGTCGAGGTAGAGTCCCGGACAGTCGCCCTTCGTGAAGAGCGTTCGCCTCTGACCATAATTGTAAGTAAAGTCCTCAACCGAGAACCAACCCGAGTAGCTAAAGACAGCTCCTTCTGGTTGGTTAAAGGACCTCACAATCTGAGCATCTGAAGTGTACTGGGTCTTACCACTACGACTCGAGGACAGAATCACAATCTTCGTTGGGTCTATCTTCTCCTGTAACATCCAATAGGCAATCCCGATTAACACAATCACTACGGCGATTGCAACCCAAGCCTGCATTGTTCATAGGATATATTTTCAACTGGCTTGTCCTGGCACCGCATTCGGCACAGCATCCACAGGAGGAGAGAAGAGCTTCTCAAAGAACACTGGCTCAGGTCCATTTTCTTTGGCCTCCTGTACCGGAGACTCGGCAGTGACGGAGAGCTGTGATAGCAAATAGACAGCGATAAATGCAAGTGTAACACGTAGCCAAATCTCCATTGTTCATTAACTAGAAACAAACCCCCTAGGTCCAAGTCTAAACTTGGCCGTTGCAACAGGTTGGTCTTTTCGTGGAATCACGTGACCATTGGGCGTCCAGACGGCGCGCAACATGTCTTCACTCGTGATGAGTCTCTGTCTCTCTATTGCATTAGCAGGCAGAACACGGTCACCAATGTCGTAAATATAGTGAATACGAGATGAGTCAGATGTGTATTCTGTTTTGAGATATCCTGTCTTCGAGAGCTTGATTGCCCAGTCAAAATCTTCACCCTGTATGGCATCACTAAACGGAACGCATTTGGCAACATCTGTCAATAGAACATTCAAGTGATTTGGAGGGCGAAGGAACACGTCACCTTCCGCCATCATTGAGTTCAGCTTTGTCACAAGGCTATGTGTGAATGTATATTGTGCAATCGTTCCTCGGAGACGGCACACGTCAAGGTTTTGCGCAATACACGCTGCAGCATCCTCAAAGTATGGCTCCAACACTCGGTCATCGTCGTCAATAAATGAGACGTATTTGCCCTTTGCACCCTGGAGCAAGGCTTGGCGTTTAGCCCCAATCGACAGCTCGCGGTTGTCAAAGTAGACATTGATATCGATACGAAGATGAGGGCAAATCTTCCGTCTTTGCTCGTGAATCGACGCAATCAGTGCCTGGAGCTTCACTTCGCGTCCAGGAATCGTGGCAATCAGGATTGACCAATCAAATGCATATGTCTTGCGAGAAATGTAGGTATGAAGATCCGTAGACCACCAGCGTTGGTTCGCATTGTATAACGTATCATGCGCTTTATATCCAAGTCCAGGGTGCTCATGACGTATGATACAGTATGGGTTGTACAGGCACTTGTCCTTCAACGCACCCTTACATAGGTCGGTGAACTCCGTATCACAGTAAAAGCTCTTGTAGGACGGATGGTAGATGTATCCAAAAGACTCGTACATCTTGCGACCCATGATAGACAGCGTATTCAGATTGTCCTTCTGGTATCCATCATTAAACCAGAGGATACCATTCGTATCTGGGAACCCCGCCTGCATCTGTGTGCGAATCGCATCGTCATATCCCTTGATTTGCGGTACCATGTCATCTGACACAAGCATGACGATATCCCAAGGCCAGTCCACTGCCGCAATATCAGCATTACACGCTTCAATCTTGGACTTGCTCTGTCCATAGAACACTCTCTGCCACGCAAAGTACTGGAGAGATGTCTTGTGCATCTCATCCTTCACAAGCCCACGAGTCATACTTTCGTCGTCCTCGTCGCATGATACAGCGACCCCGATCATGTCGGGCCGATTCGCCAGTTGGTAATATTTTCTCAAAACATTCAATGCCTCCATCGGTCTCGACCGGGTCGGAAACTTCAACAAAATCCGCATATGATTCTTCGTTAGATGTGTTTAACTGGAAGTTCCCGTAGCACCTGTGGGTCCTGTGGCTCCTGTAGACGAGAGGTCAAAAGTAGGAAGCATGTTTGCGCACTGACCAAGGAACGTGGTCGCATTCACGTCCTTGCCCGTGTTGTCCTTGACACTTACCGTGTATCCAAAGATGCTCCAGCTTCCAAGAGTGCTCTTGTCAGTAGACGGCCCGCTGACCAGGCTTGAGCAGTTCGTGCCAGCCGAGTAAAAGTTGCGGGCATCTGAGGGAGTGATCATACTCTTGTAGCTGTGGACGTTGCAGAGGAACCCAGAGAAGCCACCATTCGCGCCCGCAATCACATCGCCCACAGCCGCCTTGGGAACACCGGGCAGGACGCACGACTTCACCAGGTTTCCGTTGATGAAGATATCCACGTTGCGCTGGAACACTGTCACGGAGACCGCAAACCATGTCTGGAGGGGCACATTCTCCACCGAGCAGGTGAACGTGTCCCCGTTTGTAGAGGTGTTGGTAGCCGATGTGCCAGCTGGGTAAATGCTGACAGTCACGTTCAGGCTATTGTCTGTCGGGTGGAGACTGATGCGCGGGTTCATCGTAGAGTGGTTAGATGGGTCTGTGCGGATGAGCACCTCCTTGTCCTTGCCAAACTTGTAGTCCCAATCCTGAATGAACATCCAGAACTGCATACCGTACTCCCCTCCAGCCGTAGACTGCATACTTGAGGCTGGTATGACTGCACCCTTCTTACCGTCAATTGGGAGAGGGGCGGCATCGGTGGCCAGAAGCTTGCCGCTAGACACGGTGCGAACGGCTGCGATGATGAGGATCAGCAACACAAGTCCAATCACAAGGCCCATCACAATCGAAAAGATGCTGGACGTCTTTGAAGGGGCTGCTGATACCTGAAGAAACTGTGGGGGCGCTGGAGTGGATGAAAACCAGCTCATTTACTTGTTTACAAGGTATCTTTCTTTCTAGAGGTAATGGAAAAACGGACTCTTCCCCCACTACGAATACAACCAGTAATGTATTGCAACAATTGCGGTGAAAAAGGTCATGTCTTTAGAAGCTGTAAGGACCCTGTGCTGTCTTGTGGACTAGTGCTCGTAGACAAGCCTTCGTTGCCCTCTCCACATGCGCCTAACATCCTGATGATTCGCAGGAAGGACAGCATGAGCTTTGCTGAGTTCATGCGTGGCAAATATGACCCAGAAGACACGGACTATGTTGGCGTGTTGGTTCAAAACATGACATCACAAGAGCAAGCCTCCATCGTGTTGGAGACGTTTGACACGCTCTGGCGCAGGATGTGGGGCGATGACCACACGTCCTCCGAGTATGCGATGTCTAAGGACAAGTTCAACCAGCTGTCACGGACTGAACTTGTGATGCGGTTTCCGTCTACCTATCAGGAGCCCGAATGGGGATTCCCGAAGGGGCGGAGGATTCGCGCAGAGACGGACTTGGAATGTGCAGTACGTGAGTTTGGTGAGGAGACCAACATTCCACGAGAGTCGTATGTCATCCTCAAGAACATCGCGCTTGAGGAGACCTTCACGGGTCTGAACGGCATTCTCTACCGCCATGTCTACTTCGTCGCACTGCTGGCTCACCCAGAGATGGTCAACCTTGGTCAGAAGTTCACCTATATGCAGAAGCGTGAAATCTCTGGCATCGGATGGAAGAACTTTGGCGACTGTCGCGCGTATATTCGGCCGCACCATATTAGCCGCTCCACAATGGTGGATTCTCTTGAGAATATCGTATCCACCTATGAATCAGAATAATCTTGCGTTAATAAAAAATGTCCGATCGTCTTGCCGAGATTGCCCGTAAGGTGTCCCGTCGTATCTCCCGCCGCAACAAGTCCGGCTGCACCAAGATCAAGCGTGCCGCAGCGTGCAAGCGCACGGAGGGCTGCTCGTATGCGTCTGGTACCAAGCGTCGTTTTTGCCGCAAGGCTAAGAACACTCGCCGGGTTGGAGGCCGAGCATATTAAGTAACGCGGTGTTCACACCAAAGATATAGTGTAGAATCTCGCCCAACACAAACCAGAAGACTAAGTACTCAAGAAACGTCCCACCACCTACCCACCAGGAACAAATCCAGGCGGCGATGATGGTTAATCCCGTGTCTACAACAGCCAGACCCATGAACCGATATGAATGTGCGCCTGTGCCAGGTGCGCCAAAGATGTTCTTATACGGACAACTCATTGTCCTCACACGCGAAACTTTGCGAGGTAGATCGTCATGCAGTAGGCCACCACGGACATGATGAAGACCCACCACCAGACAGGGAAGACGGTGGCCTCCTTCTCAGTCGCCCCAAACGGCCGGATGCGGCCCTCACGACCAAACGCCACAGTCGGCTTAATGTAGAGGAAGGCAGCCATGAGGAATAAGAAGATAGAGACCATCCAAATGCGATGGTTTTTGCGAGTTACTTCCATTACTTACGGTAGCGATAAACATCTGGAAATAAACCGCCTCAAGAGACAATGTACGTGCTCCCAAACCGAAAGGCGTTTGCGGACTTTATTACCCGAACCTTTTTGAAATACCGCAAGGAAGGTCGGGGCGACGCAGAGGACAAGGACGAGGACCTGTGCATCAAGGGCACTAACACCATGGAACTCCTCCACTATCAGAAGCTCATTCGTGATTACATGCTGATTGAGACCCCCTATCGCGGCATCCTGCTCTACCACGGTCTCGGCTCAGGTAAGACATGTTCATCCATCGCGGTTGCGGTGTCCTTCATTGAGACCCAGCGGAAGTTCATTGTCATGACCCCTGCGTCTCTAAAGGCCAACTATGTCAGTGAGCTGCGCGTCTGCGGCTCTCCCATCTATGCGTTCGAGAACCACTGGCGCCTGCGTCAACTGTCCGATGAGTCTAGGGTTGAAGCGAAGGCCCTTGGAATCTCAGATGGGTTCCTTGACCGCAACGGTCGTTTCTTCTCAACCGTTCACGGTGAGACCCCGAACTTTGAGAACCTGCCCAAGACTGAGCAGGATATCGTGAATGCCCAGATTGAAGATGTGCTCAACCAAAAGTTCAGCTTCATCAACTACAACGGTCTGACTCGCGCGTCTGTGAAGGAACTGGTCCCCGAGGATGGCCCGAACCCGTTTGAGGACACGGTGGTGATTGTGGATGAGGTCCACAACTTCATCTCGCGTATCGCGGACAAGGACGGTGTTGTTTCTCCCCTCTACCAGGCGCTGTACCGCGCAAAGAAGTGTAAGATTGTAGCGTTGTCGGGAACACCTGTCATCAATCGCCCGAACGAGATTGCCTACCTGATGAACATGCTGCGAGGACCGATTGAGCAGATCACCATCCCTATGAAGCGCATTGAAGCGTGGGACGAGGACCGCATGACTGCCGCTCTTCGCCAGCAGCCTGAGGTGGATACGATTGAGTACAGTGCCGTGAAGAAGACGATTATGATTACCCGAAACCCTCCCAACTTCCGGTCCATCTACAATGAGAAGGGCGACCGTATTGCCGTGCAGTACAAGGCCGACATGAAGTGGGTGGCCATTGCGACAGATTGGATTGAGGGGTGGCGTACCAAGTTTGAAGCCGAGCTGGGTGGAGCCGAGATTGCGATGGAAGGTGTGAAGGTGGACGAGTTTGAGTGCCTTCCTAGCAAATATGGTGAGTTCGCCACCATGTTCCTAGATGGACTGAACATCAAGAACCCATTGATGTTCCAGCGCCGTATCCAAGGGTTGGTCTCCTACTTCAAGGGCGCAGACGAGCGCATGTTGCCTAGGCGCATTGAGGACGACAAGATGCTGGAGAAGATCCCCATGTCCAGTGAGCAGTTCTCACAGTACCTGGAGTCGCGTTGGGAGGAGCTGAAGATGAGCAAGCAGGCGTCCAAGTCTATGGACGAGAACCTGGGTGCCTACCGCGTGTTGTCTCGTTTGGCCTGCAACTATGCGGTGCCCTCTGACCTGCGAAAGGAGGTGGTCATTACAGGAGATGAGACGGAGGATAAACCCGTGGACAAGTCAGACATCCTTGCCAAGTTGGCGGGCAACCCGAACAAGTACCTCTCCGAGAAGGCATTGGAGACACTGAGTCCCAAGTTCCTCAAGGTCCTGCGCAACATCAAGGCTGATTTGGAGGGTGACAAGCGGCCTAACCAGTTCGTCTACTCGCAGTATCGTGAGCTGGAAGGTCTCGGTGTCTTCTCTGCCATCTTGGATGCGCACGGGTGGCAGCCGTACAAGATCACGAAGCGCAATGGTCAGTGGGTGGAGGATGAGATGGACCCAGACAAGCCTGCGTACACCTTCTTCACAGGTGTAGAGTCAGTGGAGTTCCGTGACTTTACCCGTCAGGTCTTCAATGACAAGTTTGAGGCCAACTTCCCTGCCTCTCTCAAGACAAGCGTGGAAGCCCGTGGCAAGAAGATGCTGTGTCTCCTAATGGCCTCGTCTAGTGGCGCAGAGGGTATCACTCTTCGCAATGTTCGTCATGTCCATATCTTGGAGCCGCACTGGACTCCTGCTCGCCACGACCAGGTCATTGGTCGCGCGATTCGTATTTGCTCTCACGCAACGCTCCCCATGGAGGAGAGGACGGTGCGTATTAGCTTTTACTTGAGTGTGTTTACGAAGGAGCAGATCAAGAGCAACGACTTCCCGAACATCACGCCGATTCGCCGTTCGGACACGGCCCTGAAGCGGTATGAGGGCGATGCGCCTGTGGAGACGTTCATGTCATCGGATGAGTACCTATATGAGATTTCGTATGAGAAGGACCAGGTCAGTCAGAAGATTGGCAGGTTGCTCAAGCAGGCCGCGGTAGACTGTGAGATTCATCGCAAGCTCCATAGCCGTGAGAAACCCGCACTCGTGTGCATGCGCTTTGATAGCAAGGTTCAGGGCGAAGACCTTGCCTTCAAGACATCCATCAAGTCAGAGGAGACGGACGAGACCTACCTTCGTAACATGGAGCGCAAGCAGCGGCTCATCCAGAAGGTTCTGATTAAGGGTATCCTGTTCATCATTGACCCCAAGACCAAGGAGGTGTTTGATGGGATTGCCTATGAGGATTCCCATCGTTTGATTCGCGTTGGTCTCAAGACATCGGAGACTCAGATTCGCTGGACCTTGCCGGGTATCCCGACTTACGCATGAAGGTCCTCGAGCCAGCCATCACAGACACTCGACCAGCTCTTGAATGCAAAGTTCTTGATTGCCGCACGCTTCATCGGGAGCGTCTTCACTGTCTCAATCATCGCGTCAGCAATGTCGTCGACTCGGAAGGTCGGTGCCGAGTGTCCGAGAGGCATCGCAGCGGAAAAGTAGATGGTCTCGGACTGAGGGATGAAGGTAGCCACGTCCTTGGACAGGAACGTGCGGTAGCTTCCTACGTCCGTCACAACCTGAGGCGCGCCCGTGTACAGGTGCTCAAGCTGGCACAGGCCGTATCCCTCACCATCGCTGGTATTGATGCCAATATCAGTCATGTTGTAGATCTCGTTAACCTGATCATCCGATAGGCTGTTCGGTGCCGTTGTATCAATCAGAAGCATGCGCTTGGAGAAGTTCTCAAATGGAAGATCCTTCTTCGCGAGTTCAGCAGCAAAGATACGCTGGACATCGTAGTACGCGCCATGTTGCGGGTTGAGCGACGTCAGGAACATCAGGTAATACGGCGTGGTGGGATCACGCTTGAGCATCTCCACGAATGCCATCACCGTCAGATCAAGGCGCTTGCGTGAGCTGTTACGGTTGGCGTTGAGGAACAGGATCGCATCCTCTGAGATCTTGACGTTCCTGCGCGCGGCGAGGCGGGCCTGAGGGGGCAGGCATGTGAACGTGTTTGGGTCCACAGCATGCTCCATGATGCGGGGCTCAAGAGCACTAGGGTACTTGGAATACTCGTTCGCCCACATGGACGTGAAGCAATACACGCGGCTCGCTGCCTTATTGATGGACTCCATCAACGGAGGAGCAATGTCCGTATACACCTGGTCAACATAGAACCAGAGCTTGAATGATGCCTTCTCCTTGTCATACTTGAGTGCCTCAATGAAGCGGTGAATGATTAGTGGGTCATTGTAGATCATCACAACGTTGGGCTGAACCATATCAACGTACTCTGCAATCTTGTTGAACCCGAATCCCTCTTGCTTCGGGTCCTCGTTCGCAGCTGCGTCATAGACCACAATACCTTCGGGAACCTTACGAGTCGTCGGCGGCTTGTCCGCAGGTGCCGGCAGACGCTGGAACCCAAAGTGGAAAGTCTTGACTCGTGGTGCGAGGGATGCCGCCTGCTTCAGGAGGTTGTATGAGACCTTGGAGTACCCCGTCATCTGGTCAATGTGTGTAGACACAAGAACGAATCGCATTTGTGTAGATTCTCTCAGGTGTCTATAAATAGGATGCAGGTCAACAACGCACAAGATTATACACGTCAGTTGAAGAATCGTGTCATTGCAAAGCAGTATATCCAGTCTCCCGCACCCGTATTCCGTGAATACAACTCCGTATACATCGCAGTGAAGTCCAACGCTGCGAACCAGGTGGTCCGCCAAATCTCGGCACCTACACGTTATGTCGACAACCTTACATCATTCCGTCCAGACGTGACTGGACAAAAGACATCGGACTGTTGTATTACGACAACGGCGGTCTAAACAATCCTAGGTTGTAGATACAAATGCCAGGCGCATTAATGCAGTTGGTGGCCGTTGGGGCTCAGAATGAGCTCGTCAACGGAAGTCCATCCATGACCCACTTTCGCTCTGTTTTCCGACGCCATACGAACTTTGCCATGGAGCATATTCGTATGACGTTTTCGTCCTCCAATCTTCAGTTTGACAATTTCGGAACACGCACTCTCTCATGTCGCATCGACCGGTATGCAAACGTCCTCCATGACTGCTATCTGAACATCACTCTGCCTGACATCTGGTCGCCGATGGTGGCGATTCCAGCTGGAAGTTCCCCGCCGACTGGATACTCAACGCCATGCACGGCTCTTGGGTACGAGTTCCAATGGATTCCGAACATCGGGTACAATATGATTGACCACATTGAACTCGTGATGAATGGAACCGTCATCCAGCGCCTCAATGGTGAGTGGCTCAAGATGTACTCGTACTTCACACATGACCAGAACAAGCGCCAGATTGTGGATCAGATGGTGGGTAACGTGACAGAGATGTATGACCCAGGACACGCGTATGACCGCAACGGTCAGTATCCTCATGCGATTACCTACCCGAATCCAGTCTATGATGCGAATCAGAAGATTATCCTTCCTGGGTCCACCATCCCCGAGCCGTCTATTCGTGCGAGGCAGTTGGTCGTCCCTCTTCACTTTTGGTTCTGCGAGAATGTGGGGTCGGCGCTGCCCCTCATTTCACTCCAGAATTCGGAGGTCTACATCAATGTGGTTCTGCAGCCAATCACTCACCTCTACACAATCGTGGATGTGAACCCGTCTAGTGCAACCTACGGACAGCGCATTCGGCCTACGGGAACGTATCCGATGAACACCTTCTTGAGCCCGCCGACAGTCAACGGCACGCCGTCTTCGACAATCTCTACCTTCTTCCCCGACCCATACATCGAGGCCAACTTCATCTATCTTGAGGAGATGGAGAAGAACCAGCTTGCTGCAGCAGACCAAACGTTCATGTTCAAGGAGGTCCGCTTTGTAGGCAACGAGGGGCAATTTGGTCCCAACACGGACATTGAAATTCCCATGTTCAATCTGGTCACTCGTATCGCGTTCTCTGCCATGAGGTCGGACAACATCGCAACAAACCAGTGGGATAACTACACCAACTGGCAGAATCCCAATCGTGCACCTTGGTCTGTGAATGTCAATAGCACTGGCTCACTGTATAACACAGGTCAGCTTCAGGTCACTTCTGTGTACCCTCGGAATACGATGACGAATGCCCTTCTGCTGTTTGATGGCAACGAACGCTTTGCGACGAAGCCAATTGAGTTCTTCTCCATGCTCCAGACGTACAAGCATAGCACAGGAGCGAGTCCCGACCAGATGCCGGGTATCTTCATGTACTCCTTCGCGCTGAACAACGACGAGTACCAACCCAGCGGCGCGGCGAACGGGAGCAAGATTAACAAGGCCATCTTGCGTCTGTCGCTTCAGCAGCCACTCCCTGCTCCTTCGCAGACGGGTGCAGGAACAACCACGGTCGTAACAGTTCTGAAGTCCACGGTCTTCAATCAGAACCCGACGGTTATCCCACCAGCATTGTGCAGTCTCTACACACCTGACCAGCTCGTTACGGTTGTCCAGAATGCGCAGGGTAACATTGTGTTTTCCTACACGTATACGTTACGAGTGTACGTGGAGTCCTACAACTTCTTGCGCATCGTGAGCGGATTGGCAAATCTCGTGTTTGCTTCTTAACAATGGCAACGCCCGAGACGGCAACTGAGCCTCGCGTATTAGAACCAACGTCAGCCTATGTGCCATCCCTTACACCTACGCAAACAGCAGCCAAGAAGAACCCAGTGGTCTCTAGCGCTGCCGTTATTCCGAAGGTAACGATGCCCGAGTACTCCTTTCCTTCTGTCACTCTCCCTGCCGATGAAATCAAGGAGTTTCGCATCACGGCCGCAGAGCTGGCGGTTGGCAAGCAGAAGATTAACGTTGTGAAGAAGCTGAAAGACGAAACAAAGTATGGATATCTGGAGATACCCGTTACGACCATCTATACCCAGCTGAAGGAGAAGGGCCAGATCTTGGATGTGGACGAAGCCGCTAATGCTCTGAATCCTCCTGTCATCAATCTTATCTATGTCGATGAGGACGGGTTTCACAAGAAGAAGTATGGGCTCAATGAAACCATCGTGCTGGGGAAGTTGAGCCTGTGGGGACAGATTAGCCGCAAGCCTGGAGACATTGGATGGCAGGCCGCGATTGCGGCAGGCAAGATTCAGGTCGTAATCGCTCTCATTCTGGCGTGGATCCTGATGGTGATGTGGTCATACAAGATGTGGCTTCACTTCAACACGTCAGGTCTCACCTATTCCTATGCGACCAAGGCCAAGTTTGGTGATTTGGGTGTCGCCTTTGCAATTGTAGCTGCCGTGCTTGCGCCATTCCCGCCTACACGGTTCTTGATGGCGTTCTTGGCAGCACTGGCTCCTGTGTGGTCGTTCTTCATGCAGGGGTTCTTCTGGTGGTTTGTCGATAGTCAAATCACATCAAACTTCCCAGGCGCGCCCCCTGCTGGGGATGTCCAGTCAGTGCCTTCTGTCAAGGACTTTGGCAATTCAGTGCTTTCTTTCGCAGAGAAGTTTAAGAGATGATTGACCTGAAGTGGTTATCTGTCGGGATCATCTCTGGTCTCCTGATTGCCTCTGTCTTGAAACCCCCGAAGCGCATGGTCCCTTCTGTTCCCGACCCGAAGGACAGTTCCAAGGTGTACCACACACCCACAGGATGTGTTCGTGTCTCCTCCACAGAGGTTCCATGCACCGCCGAACCAGAATCGTTCAACCTACTTGCTTCTCTCCGTAAGTAATAATGGACATCGTCAAGGCCATCCATCGTGGGGCACCGTTCTTCTCATTCTTAATCGGCATCGGCATCGCAGCCCTGCTCTTTCATCGCGAGTTTGCCGTGATCAACACACTCGCGATTCCGTTAGCCGAGATTGAGGGAAAGATTGTGCGGTCGGATGGAAAGTGCTACCGCCACCGCGTGGAAGATGCGACATGTGAAAACGTGTCTTCAGTATAAACAATATGGATAGTGACGCAACTTCTTTGGACGCTCTCCTCCCTTCGCCGCAGGGTCCTCAGTCGCAGCCCCCGATGATGCCTCTGCCGTCCACGCCTGGACCGGTGAACACAGCCATGGCTCCGTCGTTCAAGCCTTCGCTCCCCGCGATGGGCTTCATGCTCCGTAACCTGAAGCTCTACATCTGCTTCTTCCTGGCTGCGGCAATCATCTCGTTCTCCACACCGCGCAACATGATCCTTCAGTACATCCCGAGCGCCTACACCGCAGGTGGTGTTGTGTCATGGCAGGGTGCCGCGGTTCTGGGCGCAGCGGCTGTGGTGATCTCGCATTTTCTTAACGTATTTATTTCAAGCTTTCTTGGATAGGGAGCAGTAGTGTAATGGACAGGCTTGCGTGGGTCTATCCCAACATCTGCCTAGGCGCAGGGCACATGTTGACCCCGCGCTTCGTAAACACACATGGAATCACTCACGTCATCAACTGCGGATTTCCTGAACACTCACCCGAGTGGTTCCGCAGAAGGTTCTCAAGCCGATATGTCGGCATTAATGCACTAGACTCGCCAGATGTCAAGATCCTGGACTGGTACCCGATGTTTGAGGAAGCCATGCGGCAGTTCTTGCGCGTTCCTGGAAGTATGGTGTTCGTTCACTGTCAAGCTGGAATCAACCGCTCTGCGTATCTCCTCCTCTACTTTATGGTCAAAAACTTTGGGTGTAACTTCAAGACACTGCTTACAGGTGTTCGTCTCCAGCGTCCACAGATATGTCAAAATCAGGCATTTATGAAAGAGATTGAACAAGCCATCTTCACAAGCGATGGTGAGAACACCAATGGATGTGTTCAAGGTGAGAAAGATTCGTGAGACAGGGTCCACGTCCATCGGAACCTTGGATTCCGTCCACCAAGACATCGTCCAGACTCTCCGTGAGTCCAAGCTCAAGAAGGACGAGCTTGAGGAGGAGATACAGACATTGAAACCTCGGGTGGACGCACTCAAGGGTTCCAATGAGATTGCGGATGTGTTGCAGTGCTCGAAGTGGGAGGCCCGCATTCACGAGGTAGAGTCTGAGCTCTCCCGCCTAAACCCCGTTCAGGACTACTACATGAAGAACATGGACATCCTGATGGAGTACTACAACCGTGGTGATGGGGCAGCCACTGTTCCTGCTGCGACCCCGAAAGATGCCAATACCTTCCTCAAGTTCTTCGCAGGTGCTGCTCCTGAGGGCAGTTCTCGCAAGCAGATGTTTGACGAGTATGTAGCTAGGATGAAGCTGACCAACAACCCCGAGGTCCTCCAGCAACAGACGGAGCACTGTATGGGTTGTAACGTTGCGCGTGAGGAAATCAGCTCCGAAGGTATCCTGGTCTGCCCCAAGTGTGGCTCCGAGGAATATGCGCTGGTCGTCTCTGACTTTCAATCGTTCCGCGACCCACCGAAGGAGCGCAACAACTATGCGTACAAGAAGATCAACCACCTCAATGAGATTCTCAACCAGTTTCAGGCCAAGGAAAGCACCATCATCCCTGACGAGGTGATGAATGAGGTTGTGCTTGAAATCCGTAAGCGTCGCATCAACAATATTGCTGACCTGACGGAGAAGGAGATTCGTGAGATTCTGAAGAAGCTTGGTCGGTCCAAGTACTATGAGCATGCAGCCCACATCTTGTCGCGGTTGAACGGCAATCCGCCACCCACCATCACGCCTGAGATTGAGGAGAAGATACGCGCCATGTTCCAGGAGATTCAGGCACCGTTTTTGCTCTACTGCCCAAACGACCGCACGAACTTCTTAAGCTACAGCTACATCCTCTACAAGTTCTTTGAACTACTGGACTTGGACGAGTACAAGGTTTACTTCCCGTTGTTGAAGTCGCGTGACCGTTTGATAGCTCATGACCAAATTTGGGCAAAGATATGCGACTACCTGAAGTGGGAATTTATTCGGAGCGTGTAGACAAATGTCGTGGTTCCGTCCCAAACCTCCTAGTGCGGAAGAAAAGGCGAGACGAGCAGCAGAGGCCGCGGCTAATGCAGACAAGGTCATGGCAGAAGCAGCGGCTAAGCGAGCCGCCCAGCAAGTTGCGTATAATGCCCAGCAAGCTGCCAAACAGACAGCTCCGCCTGCTCCGCCTGCTCGGAAGGAGTCATCCCATCACTACAACATCGTAGCTGCTCATGGGACTCCTGCTGTTGGCGCACGCCGCAAGAGTCGCAAACGTAAGTCCAATGTAATCACAATGCGCATGAAGGATTACCTCCGCGAGCATCATCATCTGTTTAAGGTTCTCAGTCACCCGACCAAGAAGAAGCTGCTGGATGAGCTCATGGCTCAGCAGAAGGAACTGAAGGAGCGTGGACTCAAGGGCGGCAAAACTCGTCGCAACCGTAAGTAATGAGACTTACACCGCGAGAAGAAGCGGTGATGGTCTGTTATATCGCAATCTACTACAACTGTGATACACAGGAGATTGCAGATATCATCAAAAAGTATGGGTCAACTACGAGTAGGATTGTCTATAGAGGTCAGGCTAAGCAGGACACCACGATTGACAATAGGAAGCCCTTTGTCTCTACCAGCCCGTCACGCGAGATGGCTGAGCAGTTTGTAGAACACGATTGGGAGGCAAATAAGAAGGTCGGTAATTTGTTCACGATACATCTTGAGAATGCCAAATGGCTAAGCACAAGAAGTATTGAGTTTACGCTTACGGATGAAGTCAAGGAAGAACTGAGAAAGATAAACAGCAAACCGATTCAAAAAGAGAGGGACTATACCCTAGATGAGTTCTGGCCGCAAATCAAGACGCGTCTCGCAGAACTACTTGCAGAGGGCGAAGAAATATTGGTCTTGACTGGCGATACATTTAAGAATACAACGCGGTATTCGGTTGGTGGTCGCAAGAGACGGTCAACAAGGGCACACGGTGGGCGTCGTAAAACTCGTCGCCGTCATAAGTAATGGACGAAAAGCGGTTTACGATTGAGGATGTATTTGCAATGGTTAGGGATGGAGGAATCGTTTTTGGTGGCAAAATGGCACTGGTAGGTGGCGAACGAATCCCTCTTACGGACTTTATTCTTCGTTGTGTCTCCGAAGAGATGAAACAGCGTTACATAGGCGACGACGATAATGAGAAGAGGGTGGTTGAACAGGCGCTTGAGAAGGGTGGATACGACGAATATGTAATTCCGACAGGTGACGTCGAAGGACTTGGAGCAATTATAGGTGGGCGCCGGCGCAAAACTCGTCGCCGCCACAAGTAATGTATACCAAGACAATCATACAATACTCTCATTCGACACATGCCCTGGTGTTTGGGGGTGGGTTAGCGTATATAGTGTCCAATGGATACTGGCATCACACGCCGTTTCTCCTGATTAGTCCGACTGCGTATGCTGGGTATCAAGCCTTCATGAATCTACGCCCAATTCAAGGTATAGTGCCGCGTGAACCAATGACTTCTCAGTTTACACTCGGGGAAAGTCGCCTTGATTTCAAACTCAACCCTGACTCGCACAAGTCCGTCAGGGATGGTGAAGTATAGTTCGCGTTCGCCATACTTGGCTACCGTCTCAACATGTTCTACCAGTTTCGCATGATCATCAAATAATGCCCGCAACTCTGCTGCGGTGGGCATTACTTGAACTCACCGCAAGAGTGAAAATATCTGTGGGTCGTCTAGGACTTCGTCTCCTCCAGGATGATTCAGATTGAACAAGGTTCCATCAAAGAGTGGCCAATACACCAAGTGGTTCATTTTGCAGAACTGCTCAAAGAAGGACTCAGAGTTGAATGCGTATGTAGTCCCAGAATCCCAGCAGCCGTAGGAGAGGAGCATCGGTCCGAGTAATGCAAAGACATCACGTCGGGCAATCCAGATTTGTTCCGCTCCCAAGGTGAGAACAGCAGTATTGGTTGGTTGGTTGGTTGGTGTGAGGAGGCGTCGCACGCGCTCACTACCGAAGCTACGACATGTCAGTTCGTCTGAAGACAAGACTGACGAGAGGTTCAGTTTCTCCGTGATCAATGCATCTGGTCGACACCGAACGACTACATCAAACTTGCCATGTTTCTGTTCATACTCCAGTAGTAGCAACCATGCCTTCCATATCTGATAATATTGGAGAAGTGTCCCGCTTTGGAATACATATTCAATTGTATACCCTTCTTGAGAGCGTTCAAACACTCCTCGGAGTAAGGCCCGTCTCCCCGAGCACCAGATCATACTGATAAATGAGTTGAACTCTGGATCCCGAAACGTATCGCGGATGTCTGTTCCACCTATCTCAAGACCATCAAAGTGCCCCTTCAGCCGATCGGGATCGCTAGATTCACATGCCAAAAAGATAGTGGCATTATTTGGTTCAAGAAGGTTGCATCGGAGGAGCTTGATTGTGCGAGGCAATGTCCGCTCCTGACCCGTAAAGAGAACTGCTGTTCGCATTACATGAATGGGATAACTTAAGAGACCGACTTTTTACGGACTCAAAGTTCTGGTTTTATTGAGCGCGTAGACTTCTTGTCGTCTGAGGTTCTTTGTGATCCCTGCCATATCCACCATTCTTTTCCATCTCGTACGGCTGTTTCAATAGCATCGCGCGACTTCTTGCGCAATACTTCAGCAATGTTATTTGCATTTATCTTAATCCACTGATCCCTCGGAAGGTTGTCTTGGTATGCTCGCAGTTCAAAATGAAACTCTGACACTTTCATACGATGAAAGCCACGAACTGGCTTAGAAGCAGCCCACTGATCGATCAGATACTCCATTATGCTCTAGTAATATCCACATACTTCCCCATAAACCCTTCGCCTCCAATGCAGTACTTCAGGATGCGTGGTTGCGTTGATCCGAGTGAATGGATGCGCACAAGGTCCGACATGTCGGGGGTGCCGAAGGTCATGGCTTGACTGACACCGTTCACATAGTACATGACCTCTCCATATGGCATCCAGCCCTTCTTAGCGAGTTTCATTCGCTTCTCAGCGAAATCCAAAAAGACTTCATCCGAGGTTGAGTACCTCTTCATAATTGCGGAGACGATTGTGTACATTGTTATTCGTGCGGAGTAATCCGGTGCTAGGCAAACTCACACTTTCGTTGGTGAGCCCAGAAGAGGAGGAATCGATGGGATTGATAGACGATACCACATCCACATCGTAATACAGTAGGTGTCAAGAACTCTCGGATGTCGCGGCTAGTAGGGCAGGTTGTTCGGTTGTGTCCAGAGGACTTGCAGATAGTGCACGGCATTGTTGCTTTAGAAGACGGAGAGGATACCGAGGACGAGGAGGAAGATGAAGTAGAGTCCGAAGATTGGTGCGAAGGGGTCTTTCATTGTAGGCACTCTACTTGAGCTCGGGACCGGACGAATCCGTTTTTGCGGCGTCGCGCTCGTACACTGGAATCGTTGACAGGGCGTTCTTTATCTCTTCCATGGCTGCCTTCAGGCGTTCCTCGTCCTTCCTAGCCTCGTCCCACGCACCATAGGGGTATTCAATCCGTTTGTCCCCTCGGTCGTGGTAGAAGATGGTAATGACAGACCGACTAATGTGGTCTTGTCCCACGAAGACATTAGCTAGCGATGGAATGTGGACGAGAACGTCCCTGACGCGAAGAAAGTGTGGCATACTCCTGAATGGCGGCTATCAGGTAAATCAATCCCGTGTCGGTCGTTGACCCACCGTGCATACTTCAGCCTCTGTCGTGCGGCATATCGCATGTTGACTGCCAAATTGTATCGGTCCTTGTACGGGCAGTTCACGCAGCGACTGTCCAGCAGTTTCCAGTAGAACTTGGCCATCCGATCGTGGCGGGCGACATGTTGCGATTCAATCCGAATGGCATTGAAACTCCAGGCATAGAGGTCCATTTACACTTTGGGAAAACTAAAAGGCAATGGATGTAGGTGCTATTGTACTAGGACTTGCTGCCTTTATCTCTTCGTTTGTAGCTATCTACATCTGCCAACGAAAGTCGCGGACCGCACCGCCAGTCGTGCGTGAACATGAAGACCCTACCAATTTGTCTCTTTCTCAAACCTCCGATCCTCAAGCTCTGGTTTGATTGGGATGAAGGCTTCAGCCCATGAGATACGAACCGCATACCGTTGGCTTCCTTTCAGGGCGCCATAGACAATCAGCTTGTGGTCCGAGTCTGGGAACCACCCCTTCAACAGCTTGACCGCATAGTCCCTAGCAATGTCTGACAGGTCAGGTGGGACGCCCCGCTCAAACTCGGTTAACCCCTCCCGAGATACAGTTCGGACATCCTTGTAGACACCCTCTGCCCATAGCTGCCCAGAGATTTGCTGCTTGCGGACCCGCTCTTGCTCTCGCTCGGCTGCAGCTGCAGCAGGCGCTCTCAGTAGCTCTTCGCGGCTAATGGGCTTCATTGAAAAATAAATTAGTGTGAGGTGTTGATTCCGTTTTCACGGCTTCTCCACAAGCGCCTGGTCCTCGGGCAGGAGCTTCTTGTAGGTACGCCAGGCCTGGCGGAACATGTCGCGAGCTCCCTCGCGGTCTCCGTCGTAGTGACGACGGCGCGCCTCCTCAAACATCAGCGTGACATTCTTGGGCGTCACATGGAAGGACAACTCTGCGTCAGGGATGTACTGCCAGCGAGCCTGGAAGTCAATCATGTAGTCGACAAGCGCATCCTTGTCCAGACAGCACTGCCCGACATGGTAGTTGCGAGGGCGCTTGTCCTCGTAGCCGAGGATGTAGAGGTCGTAGCCAACACAGGTGTCAAGGTCTCCATCGCACCACTCGCAGTAGTTGACGGGCTCAGGAATCTCAATCGTAAGAGTACGACGGCAGCAGCAGGACATTCTTGCTTTCTCTACCCAGCCGCCCCGTAAATTCGTTTTTGCCCCCACTACACAATGAAGACGTACCAACTGTACTTCTTCTTCCTCAAGTTTGTGGTTCTGGCGCAGATTGTACTTCTGGCGTCTGGGTTCAAGGTTGCAGAGAGCCCGCTCTTTGCAGTGGTAGACACTCTCTTCAAGGTGTCGCTGGGACTCTTCCTTGGCATCTACTTCTGGCTATTCCGTCCGAAGGGCATTGATTGGGAAGACGGTATCATCGTCTCAATCGGCGGTTTTCTGATCCTGACGGAAATTGAGTTTGGTCCAGTGATTGCTCTCTATAAGGCGCGTGATCAGACGATTACTACAGTCGCCCATACAGCCGTTCTATAGGGATGACCTTCTTGTCGTAGATGAGATAGTCGGCAATCTGAAAGGGTGCGTTCACGGTGACAAGATTGACAAAGCTATTCGTATGCGCCTGAACAGGCGCACCTGGGATGAAGTCGTATCCAGCCATCTGAAGAGCATCTCCATAGGTCCTGATGTGGGCGAACATCTTTTTGCGAATCACTGTCTTACCAATCTTCACGACCGGTTTGTCAATGCAGTTGCCCATTACCATTTTAATGGGAGCGCATGTAAATCAGCATGGAGCAGTTTATGGAGAACACTCGCCGCATGCCGCCTGATCAGCGGCGGACCAAGTTTGACCAAATTATCGGATTCCTTCGCCAACACAATGCTCATGTACAAGCCGAGTGTTTTGCCGAGTTGCGACTTGCATACCCCAAGATTTCGTACAACAAGGCAGAGGAGGAGTTTCGTCAGTATATCGCATGGTGTGAGCTAGCTGATCATCAGAATCATCGAATTGTCCAACATGTCTTTTCTCAGGGCTAATTTGTCCGGTGAACCGCAATCCCTCCAGGGGACCGACTGACCACAGCCCGGCCACGGTACTTATCCTGCAAATCCGCAATCACATCCATGAGATGGCTTTCAGGGACGAGCTCGTTCTTGACAACCCTATAGAACAGATGGCGGGCCGTTTCGTTCGCAAGCATGTCGTCAATCTCAATGGACACAACCCGAATGGAAAATTTGTTCGTCCGTATGGGCTCCATTACTCCTTAGGCAGATTCATATCCTGCCGAAACCATACCTTCGTTCGCCATATCGTGAATATCCTTGTTTCTCCAGTAATCGGTACCGTAGAAGTATGGTCTTGTCCGCGACCTCATGTCCGAATAGCTGTTCCACTTGTACGGTGTGTAAGTTTCGTCAAACATGCGGTGGAGTGCCCATGCAATCGTCTGGTCCTCTGATGGCTCATCGAGCGGGTATCGCGGCGCAGGAACCATCCTGTGTGGACGGAAAGGGCTCAGTATCTCATCTACCGCAAGGTCGACTGAGCCGTGATACCTGCGAAGAGCGCGAATTGCCTCCCCTCGTGTGGCTGGACCTACATGCATCACTTCTTGAACATCGGCTTGTGAAACATAAATACCATCTCCAATATGAAACGTTGGATGAGTCACTTCGCTGACAATGACACCATCGTCTTCAATTACATTTTCATCAAGCCATCCCCAGGGTTCGGGCTTGGCTGTCTTTACAGCGACCTCCTTCTCTCCGAGTTCGTGGCGGCAGAGTGGGCAGGTGGGTTCCTTGGCGCTCCATGTTGTTAGGCAGTTGATGTGGAAGGAATGGTTGCAGGCGAGGGTGCAGTGTCCTGTACTCTTGTCAACAGCGTCGTAGCAGATTGGGCAGTCTTCCATCTTGGGTGAAAATGATTTTTGTTGTGTGCTGCTGTTTCCGTTTTTACCAGTTGAGTCGGCGAGCCGTCGGGTCCGATACACCGGGCCGTTTGTAGTCATCTTCAACCCGCACGTTGCGCAAGACGTCCGGGAACGCCTTGATGTACTCATAGGACCACTTGGGTGCCTTTGCAAAGGGTGCCCGGTTATGGTACTCCTCAAGCACCTTCTTGTCCATCTCCGGAGTGCGCAGGAGCTTCTGCTTCTGTGGAGCAGCCGCGATCGTCTGTGTACACATGGAGCAGTATGTGTCAATGCCAAGCGAAGCCAGCAACTGCATCTGCCGCATTGTCATAGCCAGACTTGTGCCTGAATGGCTGTCATACTTCATATGCTTCCGAATCGCCCTCATCTCATCACCGTCGGACATTGAGTATCCGCCTGTACCCGGTTCATCCTTCATCCACTCCCACATGTCTGCTGCTGTGATTGCGTTCTCTGCGTCCTGAAGCATCTTGTTGTCCTGTTCGTTGAAACCGAGTGCGATGTAATTGAGAACCATTCTGACTGATGACATGTAAAAATTTGGGGGCGAACGAATCCGTTTTTGACGGTCAGTCCGCTTCGGACGGCGAGTCCGCATGGGCGTACCCGCAGGCGGGGCATGGGTGAGGAAGCTGAGCGCTTTCCTCATAGAGGCACCCGCCCGGGTGCATGTGCCCTTGCTGGTTCAGGCACTCGTCACGGCATCCCGAGCATCCGGGCTCTGGCTCACGAACCTTGCGCCACCACGTCCGGATGATATCCGCAGCGTCAAGGTGGCACTCGCCGCAACAGGTTGACTGGTCCTTTGAGGTGAAGTGCTCGTCGCACGACGCACATACACCCTCGTGTCGCGACTCAATGGAGTTGCGGCGGCCAGGGCAGTCGTTCTCGTCTTCAAAGTCGCAGACGAACCTGCCAGTATCATAGTCCCACTCGCCAGAGCACTTGTGGGACTCTTGGTCACCGCACGACCACTGTGCGATCGGCGACTCGCAGCCGAATCGCTCGACCCAGCAGTTCGCGCAGTACCCATCGGCACTGCAATACATATCGTTCCCGCACCCGGGACACTCGCTGGTTTCGTGGGAGAGTGTCTCCTCGTTACCCTGAACCAAAGGGTTGTGCTCCAAACAGCATGGGGCGTTGTAGTAGTCGACGGTCTTGTTGCAGGTAGAATCGATGCAGAAGTAGAGGTGAGACATTTTGTATGATATCGGCGCCGACGCTAAAAATTGGTTTTGGTCTGTGTGAATCCGTTTTCCACGATTCTCAGAAGCGGGCACCGATGTCAAAGAGGGCGCCGTTGTGCTCACCTCCTTGGAGGGGCATGGTGTAGCTGTCTACGCTACCCGTCTCCCAGTAGTCCTGGGTGGGCATGGACGCCATGTAGTTGAGCTCAGCGTCGCTGAGGACTCGCTTGACGCGGACCCGGCGCTTGACGACCTGCCAACCCTTGGTGTCGTCTTCAGTCCATGGCTCGCAGTGGGCTCGGTAGTGGTCACCTGTCGACAGGATGAGAGAGTAGGCGGGACGGTCGCGGCACTCGCGAAGTCCCTCCACATACTGGCGACGGAGGCGGTCGCGGGTGTTGGGCGATGCAGGGAAGGTAGCAGGGTAGCGGGCAAGTGCGAGCTTAGTGAAAGAGTCCATTCTAGATGCTCCCCCTTCACTCGCGCCTCGCGTTTCCGTTTTTAGCGTTCGTTGGCCAGTTCGTTTGAACTGACGCGGAACGTTGGGCTTCTTACTTGGGGACGACGTACTTGTAGAGGAGGCTGCAGGCGACGGCGAACACAACGGCGTGTGTGACGTTCACCACCATCGTGGAGCCACCCGGCGGCAGGCGGACGAGGACGCCCGGGATGAGCGCATAGAAGAGGATCGCATGGAAGAGGAGCTTGGCGTACATTGTTTTATTACTACATGCGACATTTTTCCGCGGACACACTATAAATGAGCACTACGAATCCTCCACCGGCAAATACAGTTCCCACGAAAACTGAGGCGACAACGCCTGCTGCTACGGTCGCGGCGACGGCTTCGGGCGCGTGGCTTGCGTTCTACGGAATCCTGCTGTTTGTGTTCATTTGCGCCTACTGGTTTGGCGCGGCTAAGCTGTCGTATGACCACAGCAACTCGCCTGTCTGGGCGTTCCTTGCATTCCTGTTCGCCCCGTTCTACTACCCGTTCTATGCCTTCTTCATCTCTAAGCCCGCGTCCACAGGCATGTTCGGCGGCGGCAAGAGTCCTATTCGCGCTTTGCTGAAGAAGTTCGGTTTATAGACTTGACAAGGTAGATGAGCTTGTCGTCAAGGTCACCGAAGAACAGGAACACTGCATAGTAGAACATGATGATACCACTGTACTGCTCGACATAGGTTTCAAGCGAAGGGTTCAGCGGAAACACTGGAATGACATAGCGGATCATGTAGGTAATCCAGAAGGACGCAATGACAAGTAGGACCATCTCCATAGACACATCCATGACCTGGAACCACCTCGGGTTCTTTTCCCACTCGTCTGAATAGTCGAGGAAAAGTACACGCAGAACGCGGGACACAACAAGTCCCGCAGCGGCATACAAGAGCGCAATGACAGCCAGATTGAGAGTCAGACTAATCATATGACCCTTCACCTGCGGAAGAGCGTTTAGACCCGTGTTCTTCATTACATTTTCACGGAGGAGAAATATACTAGCATATGAGTCGTTGGGGATATCACTTGATGTTGGACATCGCAAACTGCACGCCGTCTACAATCCGTTGCCCGCGCAACATTGAGTCGTTCACCCACCGCCTGGTGAAGGAGATTGACATGGTTGCGTATGGCAAGCCCCAGATTGTCATGTTCGGCACGGGCAACAAGAAGGGTTACACGCTGGTCCAGCTGATTGAGACATCTAACATTTGCGCCCACTTTTGTGAAGAGACAAATGATATGTATTTGGATGTGTTCTCATGCAAGAGCTTTGAGCCCGACCTTGTTCGCATGGTCGTGGAGGAGTCGTTCGGTAGTGGTGGTGGTCTTAGGATGAAGGCTCAGTTTGTGGAGAGGCAGGCACCGCAGCCCGCTTACTTGAAGTAAGCTGTCTGAGGAGGCAGCAGGGCACCAACGTCCGCGCACTTGCCAGACTCCGCACGCGTCTGGTCATCACAACCAGTCATCGGGGTATCATCGGGCATGGAAAATCCTTCCATAGGAACGGCATTGAAGGCCAAGATGACAAGGACAGCCAAAAGAGCATACATCAGGGTTGTTCGGTTGATTTTCATTTACTATGTATCAGGAGATTCTTGACGCTTGGCACAGGCCTTGCACCCTCGTCCACTGGGGTTTGGTGTCGGCTGTCCGATCACCGCAAAGAGTAAGGCAACGACTGCGAGAAGAAGAAGGATCCACCACATTTAGTATCTACCAAGAATGCCTTCCGCACACTCTGTGCACGCGAACGCGCGAACGCTGCGATAGACAATCTGGTACTCGCGATACATTGCGTCGTGTGCGCCGCAGAACTTGCACTCATAGGTCCGGCGACACATCCACTTGTCGGGGGTGCCTTTGGGATTCTTGGAGCAGCTCGGGCAGACGAACTTAGAACAGGTGGTGCACCCGAGACGAGAGTGGGGAACGAGAGGTGTATAACACTTGGAGCAGTCCATTTTGCTTATCCTTTGGAGGTGGGGTTTTAAATCCATTTTTAGAGTAATGAAGAAGAAGTCATCCACTCTTCGCAAGGGCGCCAAGGTTCACGTCATCCCGCTCACCTCTACCATCGGCTTCGTGACGCCTACCACGGTTCAACCGCCTGGACTGAGTCCGGTTCCAAAGAAGACACGTCGCCGAAAGACTTACAGACGAAATCTGGTGGAGAAGACAAATGAGTGAAGAGGCCCCTACTGAGCTTGTGGCCATCCTTGAACCTATTTCCCAGCCGGCGGATGCTGCTGTGCCGGTCCCCACTGCCGCACCACCACCCTCTCCCGTACCGGTTGACCCGCGCGTGACCGATGTAGTCGCCCTCTACAAGGAGGTTGACTGGAAGAACCCGGTTCCTACGACGCTCAAGCTCGCCCAGCACTTTGAGGGGCTGGAGGGACTTGATGAGGCCGAGAAGCTCCGTCTCCTTCAGGCGAGCATGACACACCTTGCCAAGCAGCTCCCCGAGGAGGAGCAGGGTGCAGCGCTCGCGTTCGTTGCCACGGCCCTGCCCCACGTGTTCCAGACTGCGGTTGCAGTGTCCAACGGTGGCTTTACTCTCAAGAAGGTCAGCGAGGTGGTCGCGGCGGCAATCACGCAGCCTGAGATGAAGGCGGTGGTTGAGGTCGCGCTCCCCCAGGTGGAGGCGGTGGCCGTCTCACTGTTCTCTCGCTTCTGTGGCCCGAAGGTGCCTAAAGCGTAGATACACATAAAGAGTAATGGGTATTCCCTTTTATGTTGCAAGTCTGCTTCGTAAGGACCGAAGCATCCAAAAACACTACGATACATTTGAAGCCGATGCATTTGGCATTGACTTCAACTGTTTCTTACATACCTTCATTGACGACGGTGACCCCGTGGGTAGTGTAGTCCGCGCACTGCGAGAGTACTTGGCTCGGATTGACTGTCCCCGCATCTACCTTGCGTTTGATGGGTTGGTGCCCTACGCAAAGATTGTTCAGCAGAGGTATCGCAGGTTCAAGAAGAGCGACAGGGGGCTGTTTGACCGTCACCAGATTTCGCCCGGAACACCCTACATGCTTGACCTCGAGGCTGCCCTCAAACTGGCTTTCCCGCAAGTTGTGATATCTGGAACAACGGAACATGGGGAAGGGGAACATAAGATATTTCAGTGGCTACGAGGACTTGAACCCGCTGCTCGTAAGCGTGTTGCCATCTATGGACTTGATGCAGACTTGGTGCTTATCGCATTGGCGCAACACTCGCTCGGGGATATTTACCTTCTACGAGATGATGATGCGTTCTCAGTCTCCAGCCTTTCCTGCGCGCTCCCTATGGACGCCGATGAGTATGTACGCAAGTGCATCCTTTGCTTCGGCAATGACTTCATGCCGACTCTTGCTTTTTTCTCTCTTCGCGAGGAGGGACACTCGCGCGCATTGAGGTATACGATGGAACAATCCGCACGGATTGAGACCAAGGTATTGATTGAACGACGGAAACCTGGGTTCGTGGCTCCAGACGGTCATGCATTGGAAGCACGGTTGGGTGCGCACCTTATGGATGGCGTGGTAGATTGGCAGCCTGTCTGCGACGCCTTTTGGAAGACCTACGAGTGGACTCTTGCGTACTTCACAACCTCAGTGCCCCCTGATTGGTGTTGGGTGTATCCATATGCAGAGGCTCCGTTGATTCAGACACTGATGGACTTTGACCGTCCTGCGATTACCTGGGACCACCCAACTCCACCCTTTCATATTACGAATCAGTTGCAGTGTATCCTGCCACAGAGTTCGCTGAAGACGGCTAAGCGTCGGGTCAAGTATCCCGACGAGATGTATGATGAGAATAAAGACACTCGGTATGGATGGATGAAGAGGTTTGCGTGGGAGACAGACCCGTATATCTCAGTTCCGTGGCATCCAACGACTCCGCTTACCTCCGTAAGCGAATTCCGGATCCAGTAATGCGGAAGCGGCCAATTGCAGACGGAATCATGACTGGGCGAACAGGCTCTCCTGGCGGCGGAGGGAGTCGTGGCATCACGACCATATCCTCTGGAATAATCACCTCAAAGTTGTTGGTCCGTGGTCCGGCATACGACACTTCAATTTTTGCCATCTCATGAATCTTCTTCATCGCAGAAATGCCTGACATGTCTTGCATAGTCCTCCAGAACTTACGAATGTGGTTTATGTAGGAATTACGATAGTCTGTCGCTGTTCGTGTCTTCGTGTTCGTGCGCAAGATTTCGAAGCACTGCTCTACCGTTGAGTAGATTGGCTTTGAGAGGCGAGCATTCACGGAGTTGTGGGCTCGGAACGAAAACAATAAGAAGGTTACTCGGGACTCGAGCATATTTGGGTACCTTTGCCGGTACGAACCCAAGAGCTCTGTAAAGTGTTCGCGGCATGACGGACAGGTAATGGTTGCTGCGAACATGTCCAACCACGAGACCATGAGCTGGCGTTCCGAATGTGTAGGCACGTCGGGATACAGTGACGCCATGGAGTGAAGCGTCATCCATCCTAACGGACCCCAGATGGATGTCATTATTTACTCAACGGGAATCATTCCAGCCTCCATACCGCCTGCGAGGATATCGGCAACGAGTTCGGGAGGCGCCTTCTTGCTCACAGGGTGTCCCGACTTGGCCAACAGCCTCCGACGCTCAGTATCGCTCATCCGCGAGACACGCCGCGTAACACTCTTCGTCTTCCTGCGAAGACCAGCCGTTGTCATCATTCGCAACATCTCCTTGCGAATGGGCGGGCTCTTGGTAGGGTTGGATGACGGCACGATCTTCGCGCGGCGAGTCTTGAGTGAACTCTTGGGGTAGGTGCGGTGCTTAGATGTCTTCTTGATGATGGGTGTAGATTCTGGCACAGGTTCAGGTGCAGGTGCCGCGCCCGCCTTCCCCTTCTTTGGTGGCGGTCCAGCCGTCTTGATAATTCGCACGTCCATGCCTTTACTAAAAACGGATGATTTCGTTTACAGCGAGAAGTGGGCACACAGTATGGAGTGGCAAGCCGTTAACGCATATTTCGCAAATGGAGTGCGTCGCCTCGTTGACCATCAAATCGATTCCTTTGAAGACTTCGTCCGCAATAAGCTGCCCCTCATCGTCCAATCCACCGCCCCGATCACTGTTTGGCATGAACAGGATGAGACTATCAAGAAGTACAAGTACGAGTTCCGCCTGTCGTTTGAGAATGTCACCTACCTGAAGCCCCGACTCCAAGAAGCCACGGGTCGCGTCAAGCCGATGCTGCCCATGGAAGCCCGTGTTCGCAACTTTACCTACGCCGCCCAAATGCACGCCGACATCCGATTCGTGGCTCGCACCTACAAGGGTCCTCTGCTGGACACCTACGACGAGGAGTTCCGCGTGTTTGAGGGAATCAGTCTTGGCAAGCTACCTGTTATGCTTGGCTCATCTCTCTGTCTGCTGAAGGACTACCCTGCGACTGCCGCAGAGATGGGTGAGTGCTCCCATGACCCGCTGGGCTACTTTGTGGTCCACGGCTCGGAGCGCACCATCCTCTGCCAAGAGAAGGTGGCCGACAACCGCATCATGATCTTCCAGAACAAGAAGTCAGCTTCCAAGTACTTCTACTCGGTGGAGATGAAGAGCCTTCACGAGTCCTTCACGACTCCGCCCAAGAAGCTGGAGATTCGCCTGTCCTCCAAGTTCAACGGGTTCGGATACCCGATGGTCGCTTGCGTACCCAGGTTCCGCGAGGACATTCCTATCATGGTCTACTTCCGCGCTCTTGATGTGACACGCGACCGCGACATTGCCAGACTCATCTGGGGCTCTGAGGACGACTCGCATGTTGAGATGCTGGGTGCCTCATTCCGTGATGCAGCCGAACTGGGTATCTTTACGCGATACGATGCGATTGAGTACCTGACTCACCACCTGCAGTATGGAACCAATCAGGAAGACAAGAAGGCGTATGTTCGCCAGCTCCTGACGACCGAGTACCTCCCGCATGTGCGCTTCGCAGGTGAGGCGGTTGAGCAGGATGTCCTGAATGCCCGCCGTGCGCTCCTGACAGCCACCATGATTCGCAGGCTGCTCCTCACCTACTCTGGACACATCCCTCTGGATGACCGCGATGCCTACCCGAACAAGCGTGTGGTCACGACGGGTGCTCTGCTGACCCATCTGTTCCGCCAGCTGTTCCAGAAGGTGTGCAACGACACTCGCAATGAGTTCGTCCAGGAGGTCAACAACGACAGCTGGAAGAAGGGCGAGGCTGGACCACAGCCGATGGAGATCTTGAACATCAACAACCTCTACAAGATCCTCAAACTGTCCACGATTGAGGGCAAGCTCAAGCAGGCTCTTGCTACAGGGAACTTCACAGTCCAAGGACTGGGGACCTCATCCTCCACCTCGTTGTCCAACGCGACCAAGGTGGGTGTCTCGCAGGTGCTGGCTCGTATGTCCTACGCATCCACTCTCTCTCACCTCCGCCGCATTCAGACGCCTGTGGAGAAGTCAGGTAAGCTGCTTGCGCCTCGCAAGCTTCACGGCACGAGCTGGGGATTCATGTGCCCTGTAGAGACACCCGAGGGCCATTCGGTTGGTATTGTGAAGACGATGAGCCTTCTAACCTCCGTAACTCAGCATGTGCCAAGCCACACAATCCTTCACTTCCTCTCGGAGACGCCCGACATTCAGTGGGTGACTAAGCCGATCGTCTACAAGGGCACGACCATCACCATCAACGGTGTCCTGACGGCGTATACGATGGAACCACACAAGGTGGTCAATGCGCTGCGGGCTGCAAAGCACTGCCTGCGTCTTCACCCACACACATCCATTGCGTGGTACACTTTGCTCAATACCATCATCATTGAGACGGATGGTGGCCGTGTCGTTCGCCCAGTGTTCCGTGTGGGGTACTCGTATCCTGTTGGTGACGACAAGAAGGACTGGAATGCATGGGTCAGGACATGTGTTGAGTACATTGACGCATCGGAGACTGAGACACTGCGCATTGCTCTGACATTGAAGGACGTGACGTCTCACTCCCACTACGAGATTCACCCGTCCATGCTGGTCGGACACATGGCAGGCACGATTCCTCTGTCTGACCACAACCAGTCACCCCGAAACACCTATCAGTCGGCTATGGGCAAGCAATCCATGTGTGTCTATGCGACCAACTTTACCAAGCGACTGGACAAGAACGCCTACGTTCTCTGCTCCATCTCCCGCCCGCTGGTGGAGACAAGGTCCATGAACATTCTGAAGATGCACGAGATGCCCTTTGGGATGAATGCGGTGGTTGCGATTGCCTGCTACGGCGGCTACAATCAGGAGGACTCCATCATCATGAACCGTACCGCAGTGAAACGTGGTCTGTTCCGCGGTCTGTACTATACGATGTACAAGGACGAGGAGCACCGCAATGTCACCTCTGGTCGCGAGGAGAAGTTCATGAAGCCGCAGAAGCACAATACGCGCAAGTTCAAGAACACGAGCTACGCTGCGATTGGTGAGAACGGCATCCCATTGGTCAACGCGATGCTTCAGCAAGACGATGTCATCATTGGCAAGGTGGTGAACCTGCGAAACGACACCAACGGATACTCGTTCCGCGACGCCTCTACGACTCACAAGAACACAGAGCCGTGCCGTGTGGATGGTGTATGGCAGGACAAGAACTCAGACGGCTACCCATTCGCAAAGGTGCGCGTTGTCTCTGAGCGTATCCCACAGATTGGTGACAAGTTCAGCTCTAGGCATGGACAGAAGGGAACGGTTGGAATGCTGTTGGACGAGGAGGACATGCCCTTCACTGGCTCTGGTCTCCGCCCTGACTTGATTATGAATCCACACGCTGTGCCATCTCGTATGACGATTGCGCAGCTGATGGAGTGTATCTTCGGTAAGATTTGCGTGCGCAAGGGAACTCTCGGTGATGGCACGCCTTACTCGCACCTCAAAGTGGACGAGCTGAAGAAGCAGATGGTGGAGCTCGGAATGCATCCCTACGGCAACGAGATCCTCTACAATGGCCAGACAGGTGAGATGATGCGGGCCGAAATCTTCATGGGCCCGACCTTCTATCAGCGCCTGAAGCACATGGTGATTGACAAGAAGCACTCTCGTGCCCGTGGTCCGATTGTGTCTCTAACACGGCAGCCGTGCGAAGGACGCAGCCGTGATGGCGGGTTGCGTGTGGGTGAGATGGAGCGTGACTGCATGATTTCACACGGTGCTGCTGCGTTTACTAAGGAGCGCCTGATGGATGTGTCTGACCCCTTCCTCACAGGAATCTGTAAGACATGTGGAACCCTTGCGGTGGTCAACCCACAGGAAGGTATCTTCTCTTGCGGCTCATGTGGCAATATGACGGACTTCGTTCAGAAAACTATCCCATATGCGATGAAGTTGTGGATGCAGGAGTTGGAGGCCATGCACATTGTACCTCACATGGTCATGGAGTAGTTCATCTACGCAAGACATCGTAGATGCCTGCCTGTTTCAGAGCGAGTCCACCTGCTGCGATGATACTCGACCAGCTCGTGTAGTAGCACCAAATGGATGCCTGAGAATCCGTGGCATAGCGTCCGTACAAGAACCCGAATACAGGCAGTGCTAAAAACGCAGCAAGGAACACATAGCTCCGATTCCAAGCTAACAGTGACGCAAACAACACACCTAACCACGCATAATATCCCAGACCCGATTTTGCATCCATCACTGCAAATTCAGTCCTACCCCAGTCCAGGTGTCCTTCTTCGGTTACGACAGTACACTCTTTTGTAGGGTTGTAGAAGTTTGCGAAGTATACGGAGATTGCAGCTACTGCTGTGAACAATATAATTGTTCCCTTACGAATATCGCTTGATGTCTTCCATGGGAACACATACAATGACCCATAGAATCCTGCAACCCCCTGAAGGAATAACGCGGCTGGGACAAGTGTGGCTGTAATCAGCTTGTTGCGCTCTGTGCATGACTTTTCAGGCTCTTCTGACCAGAGCAGGTACTCTGCGAACTGCATGGCACATAGTCCAGCCAGTGCAACACCTAACCACTGGAAGTGCGAAATCCCTGAACTCACCAGGTACACAATGGCTGCAGTGGATACAGTTGTCGTGTACAAACTAGATTCCTTGCTGTAGCACATTGTCAATTATTCACATTAACTTTAACGACGGGTGTGGAGTGGAGTAATGTCGCTTGAAGTGGTGATGGGTCCGATGTTTGCGGGGAAGACAACCTATGCAATCAGTGCTCTTCGTAAGTATACGGCCTTGGGGAAGACGGTTCTGGTGATTAAGCCAGCTATTGATACACGATATGGATATGGTTCATTTCTCCACACTCATACTGGGGACTCAATCCCTTGCATGAATGTCGCTACCTTGAACTCGGTTACGAACGCAATGATTGCGGCATACGATGTATTCATCTTGGATGAGTCACAGTTTTTCAATGGGTTGATTGGGTTTGTTGAGGAGCTGGTGGAGAGGTATCGCAAGAAGGTCATTGTCATCGGATTGTCGGGAGATTTTGCACGTAGGCCTTTCGGACAGATGCTTGACTTGATTCCTCTGGCTGACAAGGTGACTCATTTGACTGCATTGTGTCTCTGTGGAAAGGATGCGCACTTCAGCAAGCGACTGAACCCAAATCCAGGTCAAGTGATCATCGGCGGTCCTGAGATGTACGTTCCCTCATGCCGTGCTTGTTTCGTGTAAAAAAATCTTCTCGCCAAGGAACATACCAGCAATATGGGTGGAGGTCTTTTACAGCTTGTTTCGTACGGTGCGCAGGATATCTACATCTCGGGCAACCCCCAGATCACGTTCTGGAAGGTGCTGTTCAAGCGCCACACGAACTTCGCCATGGAGTCCATTGAGGTCACCTTCAACGGCCAGGCGGACTTCAACAAGCGCGTGACGGCCATCATCAACCGTAACGCCGACCTGATGTACCGCACGTACGTCCAGGTGGTTCTCCCGACGGTGGACCTGACGAGCTCGACGGTTGGCAGCGTCACGCGCTTCCGTTGGCTCAACTACATCGGCCACCGCCTCATCAAGACGGTTGAGCTCGAGGTTGGCGGCCAGCGCATTGACCGCCAGTACGGCGACTGGATGCAGATCTGGACGCAGCTGACCCAGGATGCGGGCACGATCAAGGCGCTCGACGACATGGTTGGCAACACGCACGACCTCGTCCTGATGAAGGACAAGAAGGGCTATGCGCTGGACGCCTCGTGCTCTGGTGCCGAGCTGACGAACTCGTGCGCCCCCCGCGCCGGCACGCCCGCCAAGACGCTCTACATCCCGCTCCAGTTCTGGTTCTGCCGTAACCCGGGCCTGGCCATCCCGCTCATCGCGCTCCAGTACCACGAGGTGCGCATCAACGTGGAGTTTGAGCAGTGGATTAACTGCTGCTACTACGAGGGCTCGGCGCCTGGCACGGCGATCCAGTCGCTCACGGCCGCGTCGCTCTACATTGACTACGTCTACCTGGACACGGAGGAGCGCCGCCGCTTCGCCCAGCAGACGCACGAGTACCTGATTGAGCAGCTCCAGTTCACGGGTGCCGAGTCCATCACGTCCAGCTCGAACAAGATTCAGCTGAACTTCAACCACCCGGTCAAGGAGCTCGTGTGGGTGTGCCAGCGCGACTCGTTCGTCGACTGCACGACCCCGGCCCCGGTGTACATCGCCGAGATCAACGGCTGCCAGCCGTTCAACTACACGGATGACTTCACCACGGAGGGTGTCGTCATGGACGTCCTCGCCCGCGGCTCGCTGGGTGGTGGTTCGAGTACCCTGGCCGTGCCGACGACGGCGGCGGATGGCAATGCGGGCCCCTACCTCCCGGGTGTGGGTTTCGCCGTCGGCCCCTCGCTGAACGGCTCCAGCTGGCTGGACAGCTTCGGCGGCGCCACGAACGACTCGGCGGTGCTGTTCGAGGACACGACGAACTACCTGCTCGCCAAGGTCATCCTGGAGTCGGGTGTCAAGTGCTCTGGCAAGAACCCGGTGGAGGTCGCCAAGCTGCAGCTCAACGGCCAGGACCGCTTCACGGAGCGCGAGGGCCGCTACTTCAGCGTGGTCCAGCCGTTCCAGCACCACACGCGCACGCCGGCGCCGGGCATCAACGTGTACTCCTTCGCGCTCAAGCCGGAGGAGCACCAGCCGTCGGGCACGTGCAACTTCTCCCGCATTGACAAGGCGACTCTCCAGCTCACGGTCTCCGTCAACACGGTGCGCTCTGGCCGCACGGCGCAGGTGCGCGTGTACGCCGTCAACTACAACGTGCTGCGCGTCATGAGCGGCATGGGTGGCCTCGCGTACTCCAACTAAGCGTAGAACCCAAAACCATAAACCACAAACAAAACCACAATCAAAACCACAAATGTAGGTCAATACTGACCCAGATTTGTGTTCAGATCCAACAATGTGACTCATTGCAATATTGGCTAATAACCAGCATATCTGGTATCGTTCTATTCGGGGCTATCCAATCCGGTTTCTTGAAGAAGACAAACTCGATCCCGTTCTCCCTACAGAGAGGGAGTGAGAAATGAAACATGGTTCGGATCTCTTCTCGGGTGTGAGTAGACCTTCCAGAGTACTGATCCATCAAGAACTTCTCAATGGTACGTCCATCATCTACTCGATGAGTCTTGTATGTATTGACCATATCTTCTGTTCTGCCTGCAACAACAATGTCGAGAAAGTAGTCTCCAACTCCGCAAAGAACGGTGAGTTTTTCCCGGTAGAGCGGCGCACTCAGCTCAAGATACTTTGGCATATCATTGCAGACGATATCAAACCGAGTTCGCAAGATGTAGTCGTATCCAAGTTCGTTCGCAGTTGTCACACCCTTGACAAGGGTTATGTTCTGCGCATGGATGATTGGCATTTGAGTGTGGTCTGATGTCACGATCTTGAAGTTATGTGCAGCGAGCCGTTCAACGTACTTCGGATCTTCATTGTCCCAGATTGATGCAATCTTATGAGGAATATCCTTGAGCTGTTCAAGAAACTTGTCAAAATACTGTGGAAGTACCTTGCCAGTCGTGAGTACAACAGTGGTCATTAAAATGCGTTCATTAATTCTTTTTGCGAGTAAAACGCCGCCCTCGGTGTCGCATTTGAGTCCTCAAGATCGATCTGGAGGATCTCGAACGAGAGATTGGGGAACGTGTTCGAGATAGCCGCGTTGAGTTCAGTTGTCTTGTGGTCGGGGGGCAATGTTATGATAAATGTAATGCGCTCACCCGAATTCATGTATGAGAGAAAGTTCGACACGCGGTTGTCATACCTCTCTCGCAGGAGGGCGTAGTTATTGTCGACATAGTGATTGATACCACCTGCCCAACCCTCCCTGATGTAGAGGTCTGCATGCCCAGGCGATTCGTGGTTAAACCAGAACTTGTACTTGTTCTGGAAAATGAGGTTCTGTCCGGGGTTGTGTATAGAATACAACGGAATTCTCACAATGCTTAGCTGCTCGGGGTCTGTCAGATCGGCTAGCTTGTTCTCGATACAACGAACCATACCATCATAATTGGTTACCATCATATCAAATGGACATGTCTTGTACCCATTTGAGCGCATCTCACGATATCCGTTGTGTACACCCCACATCGCAGACCAGCAGTTCCATCCAAGTGAGATCGCGACTGGCATTTACTATGTTTATCGTGTTAATTGTAAATAACAAAATGACGTCGCTTTTAACGATTGGGCAATCTGTCGCCCGCAGCTTACGTCCCAGAACTGTCTGCTTTATGATCCCAGTGAAAACCACAGATGAAGTCAGTCTGGCATGTACAAGACGCTGTATTCAAAGCATACGTAGACTCTATCCAACAGAACCCATTATAGTGGCTTTGGCTGAAGATACGCAGCCTCTTGATGTGGACACCATCATTCAAGTGAAGAACCCATACTTTTCTACGATGGGATGTCTGTACTTATTTCACATCCATCACTATGCAGACTACGCTGTTATCCTCCATGACAGCATGTGTGTGACGTCGCGTCTCCAGAATCTGTCTACGGTGACATATATCTATGATTTCTGGAACAGTCTGGACATGGGAGACAATTGGCAGACGTACCGAACACTGATGACAGAAGATGAGCTTCAGGACATGCTTCGTATCCAACGTCAAGGGTGTTTTGGTGTAGCGTTGGGAATTGAGCACGGCATGGTACAACGATGCGGACTTTTGCGGTTCGTACCACTTATCAAGAACAAGAACGGTCTCTGTGCAATGGAGCGCATCGTTGCATATCTGTGTACCAAAGCCAACATCACGCCAACCGTACTTTGCGGGGACATTGAAAAGATCTGGAGACGAGGGTGGGATGAGAAGAATCTCACACTCGAGGACGTCCTTGCAAAGGGGTATCCTGAATGTGTCTACAAGACCTTCCTTGCGCGTGGATGACATGGATAATACCTTGAACGTTGACAAATGGTTGTACTGATACCAACCAGTGGAACTGGGAGCAGACTGCGCCGCATGACGCACCATACAAACAAGTCTCTTGTCCCTCTCGGTGATAAGCTAGCGATTTGCCGCATTATTGAACTTTATCCGGAAGAGACAGAGTTTGTGATTACACTGGGGCACTATGGGTCGATCGTACGAGAGTTCCTGACACTTGCTTATCCTACTCGAACGTTCACCTTCGTTAACGTAGATAACTACGATGGGCCTGGATCCAGTCTTGGATACTCCATTCTGCAGGCAAAACATCACTTGCAGCGCCCGTTCGTGTTTCATTGTTGCGACTCAATTTTGACTACCCCGCCTCCTTCAAACGGCAACGTTATGTGCGTGTCAAAAATCATCGACTCGTCTTCGTATTCGAGCATTGATGTAGACGAAGACGCAGTGTCTTGTGTGAATATGAAGGGAACGTTGGGCAAGTATTCCTATGTCGGAGTCTCCCACATTGAGAACTATGTAGACTTCTGGTCTGCACTTGAGTCGAGTGAGAGGACCTCTTCCTTAAGCGATGTTCATGCGCTTCAAACCATGGTGGACAGCGGAGTGTTTGTATCGTATAACCTCTGCACGTTTTATGATACGGGCAACCTCGGAAGCTACTCAGCCTCTAAATCTGCATTCCCCTCAACCTACGACATTCTGGAAAAGAACAATGAGTCTATCTGCTTCTTTTCAGACTATGTAATCAAATTTTGCGCAGACACCGACATCAATCGCAAGCGCATCGAGCGAACACGATATATTCCATCTACGCCGCGTATACTCAGGTCAAGCGAACACTTTATTGTCATGGAATTCGTGAAGGGAACCGTCCTTTCGGAGACACCTGAGTATGGTCAGATCAGGAACCTACTTGAGTGGGCTACCAAGAACCTGTGGATTGAGCCCAGTACTGATCCGCGCTATCGCGATGTGTGCATGTCGTTTTACCGTACGAAGACACTTGACAGGGTCAAAACACTCCACGTTATGGACAAGAAGGTTGTAAATGGACTGAATGTTGGAACCGTTACAGACTTATTGAGCCGAGTCCCCTTCTCAGACTTGACAACCGATACACTCTACAGGTTTCATGGTGACTTCATTTTGGATAACATCATTAAGACGCCAACAGGGTTCTCTTTACTCGACTGGCGGCATGAGTTTGGTTCAGAGCTAGAACGTGGCGATCTGTATTACGATCTTGCCAAGCTGCGGCATAACATCATCCTGAATCACAAGAACATAACAAGCGGGCTCTTCAAGATTCACGAAGGTGACGAGATCGTCGTGGATCTTAAATGTAATTACTTTCTGATGAGGCAGCTCGAAGAGTTTGACTCATTTGTAGCGGAGAACAACCTCGACCTCAGGAAAGTCAAACTGCTTATGTCTCTTATCTGGCTCAACATGGCTCCACTCTATACTGGCAGTCTTCAGGTCTTTCTCTTCTTCTTTGCAAAGTTCAACCTCTTTCTTCAGCTGCGCCCATAAGCATCCTTGAGTCTGACCACATCAAATAGCTCATTTGTAGATGTCTCCATATACAAGGAATCTTCAACAGCTTCCATCCTGTGAACCGTATAGGGCGCAATCGTGACCGTCTCACCAAATCTGTACTCTCGGGAGGTCTCGCCGACGATGATGTTCAGGACTCCCGAGAGAACGACGATCGTCTCCTTCTTCAACTCGTGGTACTGTAGACTGCACGAATTCCCCTTCTTCATGAAGAGCTTCTTCACGACATACTTATCATTGCATTCCACGAGCTCCTCATACCCCCACGGCTTCTCAATCCGCATGAAGCGTACCGAATCAGGTACCGTCACGTCGCTCGAGGCTAGGTCAACCTTCTCAAGACCCTTGTTACGTACAACATTCACTGCATATGCAGTGTTGCGCACACCATTCGTCTTGCGATCATTAATCACCACCCGATCGCCATTCGGGAGACCCATGATGAGGTCGTCATAGACAATCCCAAATGCCTTTAACTGTGCCTCTGTTGCAGGGCGAGTGGATTCCTTGCGACCCGTGGTAAGGATAATGCGGTAGTTTGCGCGGTCCCATGCACGGAGTGAATCCAGAACACCAGGCAGTGGTCCACTCATATCCGAGAAGTTCTTCGTAATGTCCCCGGTGTGATTGACAAGAGTACCGTCGACATCGCAGAATACAGTCTTTGGTTCCATTTGTATGTCCTCAGGACCTAAAAATCGCGCAAGTAAACGACCCTTGCTTTGGTCTCTATTGTACCAAGCTCCTTCAGATAACAATCCGAACCGCCCAATACAATACATGTAGAGTCATCTCCAGCTGCCAATGCGAGTTTGAAGTCACTGATCTGCATGTCGTACCCATAACAATACTTCCCTATCTTTACAGGCGAATTGTCAAGCAGTCCCGCGAGCTTCTTGTACTTCAGTCCAAATGTAAACATGTCGAATGTATGAGATGAAGCTGGCCAGATATAGACCTTGTATTGATCGATCAACTCGTTCACCGCCTGAATCTTACGCCGCTTATTTGCAATAAACTTCGGGACATCAATGGTTGATGTCATGTTTACCGGGATTGTGTGTGACGGGTGATGCGTGCGCTCGAACTTGAAACACACCGTATGCGTTGAATACTCCTTCTGACCTGTGCACGAGTAGCCGAACGTATTGAATAGGTTGACAACAAATGAGTTTTCAGTGTAGAATGTATGTTCAACGTTCAAGAGTGCTGGAATGTCGTTCTTACATGCAAAGTCAAAATTTGGATGATTTAGGAATACATACTTGTTCTTACTATGTTTTTGGATCTTATCAAGAATACTCGGGGGATCATAAAAGTGTTCGAATACGTTGCTCATGACGATCGTATTCCCTTGGACACTGTTCAGGTCAAGCGCTTCAAAGAACGTATCAAAGACTGTGATAGAGGTGCGGTCGCCTCTGTAGTCAGGATCACATACAGAATAGGGTATCTTGGATTCAGCCAGAACGCTGCGCGCAAGTGCGTCTGTCGAAGGTCCCACTTCCAGGATTCCATCAATGTCTGGCTGGTCGTTGAGGAAAGTAGTAAATGACTCGTGCATCTCCTGCTTCACAGTTCCATACGAATCAACGTGGTTCTTCTGATAAATGAGGGACAGATCTCCAACGTACTTGTTCTGATACGTCTTGCATTGGTTGCATACAGTTACGTTATATGGGATGAAGACGGGATTCTTGTATGGGGTATCGTAAAACGAGAGCGAGATCGAGGTTACGAAATCCTGATCAAATATCTGTACGAGATCGTTCTTCTTGCACATTATGCAAGCCGTGCGCTGTCTCGAGGCGTTTAACTCGGTAATCTTGCGCAGGATCGGCGTCCATGTGTCGATTGAGTATGACGTAACCAGATCTTTGAACTGTTGGGTGGTAAACACATAATGACCACAGATCAGAGTGAGCTGCTCCTTGTGCTCAGATGGGACAAAGGTAGACGAAACCCATTTCTTCCACTTCCCAGACTCTAAGCAGATCTGGAAGAACGTCTCGCGATCCTCAGCAGTGAGGTGCTGCAGGATCGTGGCTGTCTCGATTTCACCCATCTCAGGCGCAATGTTTATATACTTCAGCCCCAGCTGCTCCTTTTGTGCAACAGTCTCCATCGTCACCCAATCCCCGTTGTGCTCCTTTGCCTTCTTTCCGTAGGATGCAACCACGTTGAGCATGGCTGTCAGCTTGTCGCCTTCGAACTCTCCATGGTTCTCCTTCTCGAGCAACTTTGTTCCGCACTGAATAACTACAAACTCGATGCGCTCAAACACTCCAGGCTTCAAGATGTCCTTCAAATTGAACAGTAGACGCTCTAGCTCAGCCACCTCAAAGGGTCGGATCCCCTGCTCGGTCCCCACTTCGAATCGAATCGACGGGTTCAACGCATAACAGAACTCGATCATCTTCACAGTCCACTCGAGACCATCTGAGAAGGCAGGATATGCTTTCCAAGGGTCGATGTGAATGATATCGAAATGCTTGCAGTCGTGGCGGAGAGATTCGAATCCATCGTCTGGATACGTCCCCTGACCAGGACCCCCGTGATCGCGCTCGATGCGGATTCGTGAAGTACGGCTTCGCACATAGGCTGCAAATTCCCCGGTGGTCCACCCAACATACCCACCATTCCAGTCAACCTGTCGGCGGCTCGGGATTAGAATCATTTCCTCTTGCTTCTCATTTGCGTAGTGGATTGCTGCATCAACGATGGTTTTGCTCATAGGTCCAATGCAAAATTTCATTTGTGGATATGGCATATTTGTATACATCAGACTTTAACGATGAGTATCATTGGTACTATAAATGCAAATCGTGCTCGTATCTGGTCACTATCCAACAGATGTCCCATACACCCAGGCTACACGTCGCTCAGTTGATGCATATGCAAAGCGTCACGGGTATGAGTTTTATTACGACGACTCTCCTGTTGAAGAGAGTCAGCAGCAGAGACATGAACTTCACTATCGCAGGTGTCTCAGCCTTCAGAAGGCAGGAGAAGCGTTCCCCACTGCCACGTGGTTTGTCTGGCTGGATTCAGATGTATTCGTGAATCGCATGCACACGCCACTGGAAGAGTGTATCAACTTGACAAATACGGATGTACTCTACCATCTGTTCCACGAGAAGCCGTGGCCGTTTCCCCTGAATACAGGTGTCAAGTTCGTCAATGCGAAAGCCCTGCAATACGAGAAGGAGATGTACTCACTGCGAAACACGCCGCCCTGGAACGAATTTCCGTTTGAACAGAAGACAACTGTAGAGTACCTTGTCCCAAAGATCGCGAACAGGGTTGTGATCCAAGACCCATATGTTCTCAACTACATTCTCTACCAGGTGCGCCCTACTCACAATGACCCAGCTGAAGCCGTGTTCGTCCACATGTGTGCCCGCACGAACGCTCAGCGAAACAAGATCATGGACATTTTTGAGAGGGAGAATCGGATCATGCATGTGACGGAGGATCCTACGATTGAACTGATGTAAGCCAAAAGACACGTAGGAAGTTATCATACTTTGCCTGGTCCCACGTGAAGGACGGGATCGAATCAAATGAATCTACAAGTACACATGGGAACGTCTCATACATGTCGTCCAGCCCAGACCGGAGGACTACGGGTATTGAGCCCATCAGCAGAATCTCGCAGAACCGATGCGTGTCCAGACCATTCCCGCGCATACAGATCACATACTTATGGCGACTGATGGCTCTCATGTACTCTTCAAATGGCATATGCTCTAGTGTTGGAGCAAGTGTCCGATCGCCATGTGTTTGTCCGTGATACGGAACACACAGGGTATCACTCTTCTCTTCCCACGGGACTCGCGACTTATGGAGGGATACCAATAGGTCATGGTTTCCATTCGGGCGCTCCGGTTCTGCAACCCCTATGGGAATCTTGACAAGTTTAGGGTGTCTAGCCGTTAGGTTGCACCCGATCCACTTGACGATATTGGGATTTGCGAGGAGAAACTGTGTCGCATGATCGCTCGGGGTAACGTCTGATACACCTGTAATCAATGTGATTGGAACAGTGAGTGGTTGACCTACGAACCAATCGAGAAGATCAGTCTTGACAAACACGCAATCACCCTTCTTCAGTGGGCGATGAGGATACGTGTGTTGAGGTTTAACTCCCGACCCTTGGTAGCATATATCGTATACAACATCTGCAAGAACTGGCAAACGATTGTAACAGAGATGAACAGGTGCCTTTGTCTCCATGACCTTGTAGCGAACCTTGTCGAGGACCGTCCGCCATGCGGTGAGTACGCCCTCGGAGCTGCGTATCTCCGGAACATAGACGAACGAACGTAGCAGTGACTGCAGGTGTTCGAAGGAGTCAAAATAATGAGTGTTCGGGGAGACGAATGTACCGTAGAAATCGGCTAGCTCAACCCATGTGGATAGGTCAGAGAGATCACCGTATTCGGCTGGGAGAGCATCGCCCCAATATGCACTGACAGATATGATGGGTAGAGTCTTCATGTAGGCTTTGGATGGGAAGAACAACGGACATCCTGCGCTGAACTGCTCAAATAGACTCATCGTACTGATTTCGTATGGAAAGTGAATGATTCCTCTGAACTCTCCAATCGTCTGCCAAGAGAAGTTCCCAATCTCGTGCCTCTGGGTGATCAGAGGAACTACTGGGCATGCGCCCGTGTAGCAGAGGAACGTGGGGCGTTTGGGCGAATAGTGCATATTCGTGTACAGACAGAGTGATGGAATGTGCTCTGTCTTGATTCCGGTAGCCCGCAATGTATAGAGCTGGTCAGCCTTGTTGTTGGAGACTGGGAAGAGCAATCCTGCCTTGTCCAGGCGCTGCAAACATGCAATGTGTTGTGCGCGACGGTCCATGTCTCGCGAGAAGCAGTATGGCAGGTCGATGCGACACGAGTTGATCAATATGATTGGCTTGCCATACTTCTCAAAGACTTGTGCGAAGCAGCTAGCATGTGCGACTACAAATCCGTCGAACGTCGAGAGGTAGTTGTCGTACTCGGCTTGAAATGCAGCGATTGTCTCTGTATTCATTGATTCCCATGTACATGCATTAATGTGTTTGGCGTCAGTACGACTACGCCCGAACAAGAATGCATGTCCAGAGAATGTCCAGTCTTCAACCTCAACAAGTCCAAGTGACTTGAAGTCGGCAATGACCGATACATGAAGGTCCATGCAAAAGAACTTCATTTACAAGTCTACGAGAGTTACAAAGTAAATGGTAAACGCTTTTTCGTTTTGTCTCTTTGGCCCCACGTCAGGCATTTATCATCGGGGGTTTCTTGAGAACGTTGAACTCGCTAAGCTCCATTTCCCGGGATGGGTTGTGTATGTCTACTTTGCGCCTGATACGGCTTCGGACTTCGTTACTCACTGTCAAACGTTACCGAATGTCCGTGTTCGCTTCACGAACATTCATGGATTCGTAAACACTGTGTGGCGATTCTATGCGATTGATGAACCTGATGTAGAGGTTTGCTTCTTCCGAGATGCAGATAGTCGTATCCACTGGAAGGACCGCTGGGCAATCAAGGGGTTCATGGACAGCACGTTTACCACTCACATCGTTCGTGATCACAGGGAACATACTGCGATGATTGCGGCAGGAATGTGGGGTATTCGGAAAGTTGCAGCTCCATCTATGCGTTCCCTCTTCGATACGTGGACCCCTGTCTTTGCTGGCAGTGGAAGCAGTGACGACATACAAGGGTTCGGAATTGACCAGAATTTCCTCGTCAAGTGTGTCTATCCACTTGTTCGGCCGTCTGCATTGGTTCACTATAGTAATAAATGTCTATTTGCAAATGAGATAGGAGTTGAGTTTCCTTTCACGTGGTCCAACGATATCTATTGTGGAAAGAAGGAAGGAGGGTATGTAGACACACCTGGCCCACGTTCCGCGACCATGCGTTTACCGTCCGTGTTTACAAAATTATCGCGATAAGTCACAATGCAATCAACTGGTACCCGTCGCAAGGTTTGGAACGGAACGGCTCACCACACTCCTGGCGGTCTCACCAAGAATGACCTCAAGATGAACAAGTGGGGACGCATCGTGTCACGCAAGAAGTCTGCGCACGCCCGCAGTGGACGCGCTTTTACTCGCCGTAACAAGTAATGGGTGGCGGTCTATTCGGAACCCCGCTCTATCTCAATGAAAAGTGTATCGCATTTGCGGCGTTCATCTTGGTCGTCTACTTTATGCCTCATCAGAAAGCCTGGCAGCACGAAGCCGTGTTCGCCTTTGTGCTGGCCATGCTTGCGTATGTTTTGATGGCGTGGTATGACTATATCTACGACTGCAACGATAAGCTCGGTCCTACTCTGCTGGGTGCTTTGATTGGTTGGGCAAAGCCATACGGCGGTGTACCACCTGGCACGAACCAACTTCCCATCAAGTATAAGAAGATCGTTGGAGTCTTTGACACTCTGGTACTGATTGTTCTGATTGGATTGTTTGTCACTCCATTTATTCGTGCTTGAGAAGCGCGATACCCACAATGACCAAGAGCAGTCCAATGTAGTTCTGGGGCTTTTCCAATCTGTCGCCAAGCACGATGTATGCCGCTAGGCTTTCAATGAGACCTGAGACTCCATCCCACATCCCATTCACATACAGGACATTGTCTGACCTGAAGCTTTTGATCAAGTAGTACAACACTCCAATGTAGCCCAACACTCCTCCGCCCAAATAGGCAGGATTGTTGCTGGTCGCGTACCATCTCAGACTGAAATCGCCGAATATCTCAACCACGGAGAGGAGCACGATATCTTGGAACCCCATTTATTCTGGCACAAGAAGTAATGGCGGACTTCGTGTCTATCTTATACTTGGCGTCCATCGCGACACCAGCCGCGGCGCTGTTCATCGCGGGCGACGACTTAAGCCACCTAGCCAAATCATCCGACACGCTCTCGGCTTCTGCGATGAAGCGCGGCAAAGCGCTGGCTGCTCTTCTTGCTGACAACAAGGTCACTGACGGGATTGAGGGCGTGGACAATCCACCCTCTCTGGATCCGAAGACTGCGGGCATGCGTGGTGGTGGACTAAAGGACCTACTAAAGGCGGCGGCCAAGAAGGAGGAGACCGCTCCTGCGCCAGAAATCCCAAGCGGAGTGATTTCAGCCGATGACACTGGTGTTACTGTTGTTCCCACTGAAGATGCGGCCAAGAAGGAAGCGGAAGACAAAGCCACAGCCGAGAAGAAGGGAGCCGAAGAGGCAGCCGCAAAGCTTGACGCAGTTGCCCCGGTTACGCCTGCGACAGCACCTGTTTCTAATCCCACAACACCTGCGCCCGCACCGGCTCCTCCCACTGTAGCCCCAATCAAGGTGCCTACGCAACCCGAGACACCCACTACAAACCCAGGCAGTGTGTCGCAACCCACCACTCCTGCCGCTTCCGTGACTACAACTGCAGTGTCGGCTCCGGCTCCGGCTCCTGTCATACCTGTTCCAACCAAGCCCCGCATCTCCGACTCAAGCATCTTTCTGGACTACCCTGTGGGCAGCACAAAGTACACTCCATTGCTGTGGGCCCTCTACTCAGACGACGCAGATGCTGAACAACTTGCAATCCGCTTGATCCAGAAGGGCGCGAACGTCAATCCCAAGGTCGACAAGAAGGAGGGTTCTGTTATCCATGTCGCACTCAAGAAGGAAAAGTACACCGCAGCCGCCCTCTTGATCCAGAATGTCCCGAAGGATGGACTCCTCAACATCCGCGATGAAGGTGGGTTCACTCCGCTGATGCTTGCGGCAGTGAGTCCCGAGGCCGAGGACAGTGTGAACGCTCTTCTGAAGCACAAGGTCAATGTCAACATCCGTAGCCTGGACAAGAAGTCGGTTCTGACGATTGCGTGTGAGAACCAGAATCCTGCGCTCGCAGTTCGCCTGATCCGGGCGTTCAAGGCAAACGTGATTCCCTCCGCCGTTGCGGCCGCCCTCCTCAATCAGCTGGCAGAGGTTGTTGAAGTGATGACGACAACACTTGGTCCTGAGGCGATGAAGGGGATGGTCAGCGATGAGATGCTGAAGGCTATGGTGGAGAAGGAACAGGCCCCGAATGCAGATACAGAGGGTCAACTCACGACCATCCTCAACACCCTATTACAGAGGCATGGGGTAGATGTCCAGAAGGTAGCCGACGCAACCCAGAGCAAGACCCCCGATACCGTGAAGGCAGTGAACGACAAGGCCATGGAGATCCTAACCGCAGCCACCGAAGCCAGGCAGAAGGCGGAAGCAGACGCAAAGGCCGCTGAGGAGGAACACGCACGTGTGGAGAAGGAAGCCTCAAATGCTGCGAAGGAAGCTGAGGTCGCAAAGGCGGCTGAGGAGGGAAGGAAGATCAAGGAGAAGTTGGACCAAGAGGCTGCGCAGAAGGACCTGTTGGAACGGCGTTCTCGGTTGAACGCGTCTCTTGCCGATGAGTGGTCTATTACAGACGTTCCGGAGGATCAGGCGGCTAAGAGCCAAGCCAAAGCAACTGCAGAAGCAGCTGCAGTGGACGCGGCCGATAAGCGGAAGGTGGAAGATGAGATTGAGGCAGCCGAGGTTGCGCGCCGTAGTGAAGAGGAAGCCAAGCGATTGGAGGCTGAGGGTAAGCTGGCAGAAGCGCAGGCTGAGCGCGATAAGGCTGCTGCGGAAGCCGAGAAGAGCAAGCGTGACGCAGAAGTCCTTCAAATCCTTGCGAACAATGCAAACGAGGTGAACGCAGAATCCCGTGTTCTCAAGCTTATCAAGGATGGCTCGCGCGTTCGTCTCGTTGACCCCGAAACCCAGACAACTGCGTTGATGTTTGCGGCTCGCGGCCTGATGACAAGGGTAGTCAAGGAAATCCTCAATCGCCTAGCCAGCCCGGGGTTCCAGCGCGAGGAGGCAAACAAGGTGAACGCAAAGGGGCAGCGTGCCCTTGACTTGGTTGTGTCACTCCCTGCTGGAGTCCAGACTCGTGCGCAGTATGAGTCAATGGTTCTCAAGGAAGGTATTGATACTGAACTTCAGGCTCGCAAGGAAGCGCAGTCTGCTCTTGCGACCGAGGAAAAGAAGCGTGCAAAGTTTGAAGCGATGGACCGGGCTGTTGCGAATGCGGTTGAAACCAACAAAGAGGAGGCGCAACTACAGGAGTTGGAGCGTATTGAGGCGATTGCAGAGCCCAGTAACGCGAAACGACGTGCACAGTTTGTGAACCCGATGTTTACTCGTCGTGCCCGTGGACAGGGACGCAAGACCAGGAAGCGCGGCGGTCAGTCTGACCGGGCAGCAATCATGAAGATGCTTCAAGCGATTACAGATAAGACGCCAGTATTGCCAGTCGGTCCCGGTCTTCAGCTACCTGTTTCCGAGAAACCTGTTCCTGAGAAACCTGTGGATCAAGCAGCTTTACAGGCAGAGGCCAACAAAATCCACCTCCAGGAAGTGGCGTACCAAGTGAATGAACAGCAGAGGGTAGCGAAAGAGAACGAAGAGCGCAACCGGGCGCCATTTACGTTCTTACCTCCGCCTGCGCCCATGGCAGCTGTCCCACCGCCGTCCGTGGCAGCTGTCCCACCAGCCCCAAAGAAGGGACTGTCTGAAGCAGAACTCAACGCGGCTGCCCAGAAGAAGGCAGACGAGATGTATAAGAAATATGAGGCAGAGAAGGCGGCCAAAGATGCCGAGGCCGCAGCAAGGGCGCATGCCGCAGCCGATACCTCATTACAGCATGAAAAGGAGCTCAGGGAGAAAATCAAGAAGGAACACGGAATCGGCGGTCGGTCCCGTAGGCGAAAGGCGCGGAAATCTACTTTCAGAAGACATCGCAAGTAAGTCCAAATGAGTTCAGAGGATTTGGTGGTTGCAAAGACAGTTCAGACGGCCCCTATCCGCATCCTCGCCGAGGGTCTGAAGTCTATGCTGGTGGAGATGAGCCTGGTGTTCGACAAGGATGGTATCCGCATGATTGCGATGGACAATACCCGCACTGTCCTCACACACATGCGCCTTCATGCGAACAAGTTTGAGCACTACGAGTACAATCACTCCGCGCCCAAGCTGGATGTGGGCCTGAACACGGACCACTTCTACCGCATTGTCAAGACGGTCACCAATGATGACACCATCACCTTCTCTGTCTCTCGGTCGGAGGCCAATGAGCTCTGTATCACGCTGGAGAACGGCGAGAAGAAGCGCCGTATCCGCAACAAGCTGAAACTCCTGGACCGCGATGAGACGGATATCAACATGCCCGAGACAGAGTTTGCCACGCGCATCACGATGCCGTCTATGGATTTCCAGAAGATTTGTCGCGATATGACCCTGCTGTCTGCAAAGACCGTGGACATCAAGAATGTGGGCGGGACGCTGACCTTCACCTGCAAGGGTCCGTTCGCCAATCAGACAGTCACGATGGGAGACAGCACCTCGGACATTGCGATTGACCGCACGAAGCCCGATGAGATTGTGAGCGGCACCTACTCGCTGCCCCACCTAGTCCTGTTCACCAAGTGCTCCAACCTGTCCAACAATTTGGAGGTCCACATGAAAAATGATTGGTTCCTGATGATCCGTTATGTGATTGCGAACCTGGGTGATATTAAGCTCTGTCTCATGCCCTGCTCGGCTTAAGAGAAGTGCTCCTCCAACTGATCTAGAAGTATATCATAATTTGGATCCTCAATTGTAGGCATTACCTCCTCAAGGAATGCCATGAGGTGATCCGCCGCAGCCTGTGTAGGCAAGGTCATCGTCCGTCCTTCAAAGACGATGCTTGGAAGCGGTGGAGGTGGAGGTGGTGCCAGAACCATTGCGACAGGCGAGGAAGCCTGTGGAGGCGCGGGCGCGAGGACTGGTACCGGTGGGCTAGGAGGCGCGGGTGGAGGGACCGGTATCTGGATGGGAGCAACGCGAGGGGGGCTGGGGAGGATGAATGCGTCAAGCGTGGGGACCTCGTCCTCACTCTCATCACTATCATCGCTCTCGGCCTTGTGTGTGTTCTGCCACTCCTTTGCCCACGGAGCAGAGACCTGTTTGTAGATGCTGAACAGGGCATCCGTCAACTCAACCGAAGGAAGTGACTGATCCGATAGCTTCTTGTTGAACTGCAGTCCAATGGCATTGTCGTGCTCTGGAGACGTCACAATCTCCATGCGCTGGTACTCTGTTGCCATCACGGATCGCTTTCCCAGAGAGTGGCCAAGCTTCATCGCGTGACCCACAACTCGCTGGTTCCTGCGGATCGTAATGCCGGAACGGTTGTCTGGAAGGATGCCGGCGGCCGTCTCCGCCCTATATGTCTCCTGAGAGACCTGAACCATGGTAACCGGAATGTCGGGACCGATCTTCTCACTTGCGTTGGGCGGTGAAGTGATCGGCTTCATCGCCGTGAAGTAGCCATCGCCCTTCCCAATAGGGCGGTATTCGAAGTAGGCCGGGTGACCTGGATATCCCCAGTCAATCTTCTTGGAGCCCTGACCATTTCGACGGGATGTGTTGGTCTCAACGACTCGAATCGGCCCGCCCGGTGTGTCGGCCTTGTATAGTGATAGGGTAGTCGAATATCGGTGATCGATTCCATTGCCATCTCGGTAGAATGCGTCAACTGAAGGGACAACGACTCCATTCAAGTATAGCTTGCACTTGGTCTCCAGCATGTATGCGTTGGACAGTGCCTTCTTGATTAGTTCGTCCGCCTTCGGCTTCACCATGATTGCCATGGTGTTAAGGTATCGGATCTGAACCAGCGTTCCCGTTCGGAACTCGGCGAACTTTGCTGCGACTGCCGGGGGCAGCCACTTGACGGCAAACTCATCGGTGAATGGAACCTTCTCCGTGGGGTCAAATGACTCGCGAATCTTCATGCTGCCGATGTCCGCTCGCAGAGCTGACGACTCGATGACAGTATCTGCGCCCACGACGACGGCGTGCTTCGTGGCAATCGTGATATCCCTGCCAAGGTTGAATGCTGCGCTCTTCAATCCAGTGTGGAATCGTCCGATGTCGTTAATGTCACGGTTTGTCCTCTTAGCGGGGTTGCCGATTGTCCATGCGTCGTTGAGTTGTTTGGCTGTCATTCCGATTCCATCGTCCAGGACAATGATGCGGTCAACAGTACCGTCCTCTTCGGGAACGATAATCGTGTGGACCTCGGACGCATTTTTGACAATTGGATTGTCGCTGATCTCGAGAAGGGCGCTTGGTAGGGTGTAGCCGACATGGGTGAGAAGGTCGTAGATTGTAGAGAAGACTGGTGCATGTTCTGACATCTTGCACTGGTGCTCTAATACTGGCCGGGTACCACTAATTTCCGTTTTTGGGCCGCAAAAACGGACTTTCAAGTAGTCTGGTAGTAGAATAATAACAAAACATGCCAAAGTATACCTGCACTCATTGCTCCACCGCATTCACAAGGAAGAAGGACTATACGCAGCATCTTGAGACGATCGTAGCAGAGACTACGGCGTCCGAGCGAACAGATGAACTGAAGAAGGTCGAAGGACGACTTGCCATCAGTTTGTTCTCGGGAGCAGGTGGAGATACAGTAGGTATGGAGCGGGCAGGGTTGAAAGTAGTTGCGTTCTCCGAGAACAATGCCTCGTGTGTTCGAACTCACAAGGCTGCCTTCCCCGAAAGCAAGTGGCTGGGCGAGTCGGTCAAGGGTAATATTGTCAACATCCCCGACTCGGAGTTTGAGCCGTATACCGGTAAAGTGACAGTCGTCTTTGCTGGGTTTCCTTGTCAGGGCTTCTCCAACGCCGGCAAGAAGGATGTCAATGACCCGAGGAACCGTATGTTTCAACAGTTCTTGCGGGTGGTCCGCATCGTTCAGCCAGACTGGATCTTTGGAGAAAACGTTGCCGGTCTCCTGACTAGGAAGACGGATGATGGGGAGAACAGTGTCATTGACGCCATCCGCGAATGCTTCGCAGAGATTGGCTATCCGATTTCGTACAAGGTATACGACATGAGTGATGCGGGTGTTCCGCAGTCTCGCAAGCGTATTGCGATCATTGGTAACCGGTTGGGCATTCCGTTTGAGATGCCGACCTTTGACCAGCCGAAGAGGGGACTTCTGGATATCATGGAGGCAACATTGGATGGTGCCATTGAGACACACCTCGACCTCCCACCTGAGTGCACGGTGTCGGTTCCCGAGGACGCAGAACCTAGTGGAACACCCCACCCGTTCATGGTTCTCAAGCACACTGAGGGCCTGGTTTCGTTCCGCAAGCGCGACTCACCTATTCACAGCGAGGTACTTGACCTCAGGAACCCGTGTAAGACGTTCATCTGCGCCTACACATTTCAGCCTCGCCTGTATGTCGGTCTGGCCAAGCCAAGCGGTAAAAAGTTTATTAGGTGCCTGACTGTGCGTGAGGCCGCACAGATTCAGGGCTTTCCATCTGATCACCCGTTTCAGGGGTCACGCGACGATCAGATCAAGCAAGTTGGGAATGCGGTGCCTGCTCGCTGGGTTGAGCAGATGGTTCAAGCCATGCTAGCGTCTTCTCCAGCCGATCAGTGATGAAGTCGGATGTGAATCGTCGGCACTTGAACTGGTTTGCGTTGCGAACGTAGAGGACGAGATCCTCTGTATCCTCAGCCTCTGCATTCAACTGCTTGAGTAGAGTGAATCGCCGTTCTAGCTGTGCCTTGTCCTTGGTAGACATGACATCCTGACCCAGAGAGACAACGCAGACGTTCTCGCGAGGCTTCTTGCGCTCACCCTTCGCCTTGTCAAGGAGACGCGTGAACGAGATGATGTATACGACATTATCTAGGAATTTTCCATCGTTCAAGAAGATGGATGCGCCCGCGCCTTCACCTCCATGTTTAAGGTCTGTGTCAATCGAATTGACAACCTTCCCATCTACAACTTCCATCAAGCGGAAGTCAATCGACTGCTGTGTACCATTTGCCTGGTATTTGTAGAAGAAGCCCGATTGTCCCTCCACAAATGGGAGCCAACCGTGTTCGCGGAGCACAACTGCGAACGCGCCTTCGTGCTCGGATACCTTATTTCCTAACCCCTGCCCCTTCCCACAGGAGAGAGCAAGTTCTTTCATGACTGCTGTATGCGTCTTCTCCTCAAGACGCGCTGCGTTGGTGTTGATGAATCGGAAGAGTGTTGTGAGACGGTGTAGGAACGACATTTTAGCTTTGCCGGTGAGTCTACTTGGCCTGGCCTTCACGAATCCATTTTCAATAGGCCGCACTTCCGGCACCTACGGAGGGTCTTGCGACCACGCCTGCGGCCTCCACTTGGATACTCAAACTCGGCATCCGCACTCGTGAGTACTTCTGGTACGGGTTCTTCTCCACCTCTCCGCGCCCTCTTTGCTGGAGGTCCAGTGTTACCGGCGATCTTGTCATACACAACCTTTGCGTCCTTTCGATCATCTGTCTCTGAATACCCCACAGCCATGTAAAAGTCCTCAATGCGTCCCAGTTTAGCATACTGGCGCGCCTTGGTGCCTGACATGTTCTCCGCATCTTTCACCTCCAAATCTGGGTTGCGCTTTGCACTCTTCAAGAACACAAAGTTGGACGCAGGGAGTGGCCGTCCTGCAGGAACTTCACCTCCAGGTCCGAACCTCTTGCCTTCACTGTTCCAGATGGGGGCCGCGGGTCCAAAATCGTTGATATGGTCATCGCCCACGACGAGTTTGATATCCTCTGCCTTGTGCCCCAGCTCAATCAAGTGATAGAATGCGGCAATCGCACCTCCACATCGCGGGGTACAGGTCGCAGTATCTACGAACTCCACACCTTCCACAAGATGTCTCAGAATGGGCATCTTGTCACTGGATTCAAGTGGGTTCTTGTCCTTGGGGGTCGTGGTGGAAGAGACAAAAACATAGGACTTTTCTCCAGACTCCCTGACTTTCTCAATCAATGACTTGTGCCCAATGGTTGGAGGTTGAAACCGTCCCACCGTGTATGCGACTTTCATTATTACTCCAACTGAAAAAGCAATGGACAATGGGACAACTAATCTCGTGTTAGTGTTGTCAACCACTGTGTTCCATGCCTATCTCATGTATTGTTTGTATTTTTGGTTTGCTGATTGTTATTGTGTTTAGCCCCGCAGGATGCGCTCCAACTCCTCCGAGTCCGAGTCAGCCAGTGCAGCGAACGCGTTGGGACGAACGCGACGGACCTGAGCAGTCGGCATCTGGCGCGGCTGCGGCAGAGGCTTGCGTGCCAGCTCATCCCAGACCGCCTGCTGTTCGGCCAGCTTGTCGCGCGCTGCCCAGATTTCCTTGGCGAACTCCAGGTAGGGCATGAGGTCGCGTCCAGATTCCTTGCACTCGGCAATCTTCGCGCGACCGTAGGCACGCCACTCGTCGTCCGTGATCATCATGAGGTGCGCCTTCAGCTTCTCCTCCTCGTCCAGTGCGATGTCACCCCAGTTGGGCCCGTTCCACCGGAACCGCGGGTTGGCTGCACGCTCTGCATAGTACTTGCACATCATGGCAGTGTACACCTTGCGGCTGCGGTGCTTGCGAGAGCAACGGACCGCAAAGCGCTGGAGGACATCCACCGTGTGGTCGACCTTGGCTGAATACTTGGCCTTAAGGTCTGCTACTGTGGTACCCGCAGGCACCCACTTGGGGTTGTAGATAGAGCATCCACGAACCGCCGGGTCAAATACGAATCCCGCCTTACGCATGCGAACTGAATACGGAATCATTTTAGTCAAGTGCCTCTTGACGTTGGTTTGGCTGCTCTCCATTCGGCATGGACCTCACGAATCCGTTTTCAATGATTCTGTGGAGGCAAGCTAAAAATTTGGGGTTGTGGGTTGTGAACCCTGGTTTAGACATGCGCGCCAGTTTCCTTGGCGGCCTTCTTGGCGGCGCGGCCAGCTGCCAGCTTATCCTTGGCAGCCTGCTTATCCGCCTCGCTCATGGCGGCCCAGCGTGCCTTTGCGGCGTCTGAGCGGCTGGTCTTGGCAGGTGCCTCGACGGGCTCCGCCTTGACCGGCTCCGGTGCCGGCTTCTCCGCCTTGACCGGCTCCGGTGCCGGCTTCTCCTCCTTTGGCACCTCCTGTGCCTGCGCCTTCTTGGCCTTGGCTGCGGCGCGACCCGCTGCCAGCTTGGCCTTGGCGGCCTCCTTCTCCTCCTCGCTCTTGTTCGCCCAGCGTGCCTTGGCGGCTTCTGAGCGCTTTGAGCTTGTTGACTCCTTATCCGAGTCATCTCCCTTGGGTACCGCTGAGTCCTCTGGGAAGAGGATGGCGAACATCTCCTGTGCTACTGCATCGGGAGACGACTTCGTGTCCATCTTGGACCAAATCTGCTTGAGTGCTGTGACGATCTGCTGCTTCATGACGATGGTGATGTTGTTCGTAGACATTTTGATTGTATGTGTGACTCGCCGGTACTCTATCCATGCCATCCATCGAACGAATCCGTTTTTGGGGATTCTCTACAGCGGCTTCAAGCGGGCTCATGTCTTCGGGTGGCGACCCTGGCAGGATCTCAAGGGTGACCTCTGCTGGAGGCGAGACGGATTCAGTGAACACCTCTGGCTCCCATACAGCGGGTCCATGGACACAGCAGATACGGTTGCCACCAGGTTGGAAGCCATTGGGTAGAGGGCACATGCAGTTGGTTGTTGTACAGTTGAAGTTATCCATTGTAAAGGTGCCAAGGTATTCCAAGAGGCGGACGAATCCATTTTACAAAAACGGAATCATGTGGTCCCTTGACAAGAGAAGGCGTGAAGAATGAAGTGGCCTACTCTCCTCAACAAGCTCTCGGGCGCTACCCCATCCAATGAATCATCAACCCCTATCCGACACCGTGACATCGAAGTCCAAGTCCTTGCTGATTCTATCCGCAAGAGACCCGTTCAATGGTCAGACCTCCAACCAGCCATAGACAAGTCCATCCCCTACGACGTCCCCCGCCCCCGTATCCCGCGTCAAGTTGAGATTACCGTTGAGGACGCGTTCGGCCTCCTTCAGTGTGTGCCACCCATAGACCGCAACTTTGCAATTGAGCGGCTGGTTGGACACCTCTGCGGTATCAACGCAGGTCCATGGGTATCATTGGATGCCCTGTCCAAGACATTCCTCGTCAAAAACGAAAAGCACCCCCTTCATGTAAAGTAAAGACATGGACCCTCCCAAGACACGCAAGGAGAGTAAGAAGGATCAGAAGCAGAAGGGTAAGCAAGAGCACCGCATGGGTTCATCCAAGCATGTACGCGCGACGGAGGCACTCAAGAAGAAATAAAAACGGATTTTTGCTACCATTGAAAAGGGAAGGGCGGGAGACATATAAGAACAGACTCTCAACTGACACACAATGCCACGACTCTGCGGAATTTGTAGACAAGAAGGGCACGACCGACGACACTGTGACCAACGCGAACAGCAACGACACTGTAGACACGACGAACCTAGACAATGTGGACGCAACGCGGTAGGAGGGGATTACTGCGTTCATCATGAACGAACGCGAGACCGCATGGACCTACCACAAACGCGGCGTTGCGGCGTCAATGGCGACTACTGCTACCGAGCAGCCGTTCTGAATGAAGACGGAACACCTATCCAAATCCCCGGTGAGTTTGGGCGCGATGTGAATGTCTGTCATATGCATCTTAACAGCTATAGGACTCGTGAAGTGCGCCGATACGCATGGGCATACTACAATACCACTATGACCCGCCAGATGATGGGGAACCCAACGCGTTGGCGCGCGATTGTGGAGGAAGCGCGGCTTCATCGCCCTCCAAACGGTCTCATCCCACCCGCTCTGTGGGCAGTTCAAGTCCGCAAGATACTTGACAGCCTTGCGTTAGACTGGAATATCCGCGAACTGTGGAACCAGAACCATCCATATGACCCAATGGATTTAAACGGCGTCATCCATTGGCATCGGAACAGGCAGCCGCCAGGTGGAGAGCCCGCCCATCCTCCTGCTCCACCGCCCGATACGCTCCACGCTTGGGCAGCCAATACGCAGAATGTTCACACTGCGGTGATTTCCAGACAGACCAACGAGGGTACAGCCAAGCTGTTAGAGCTGCCTGTTGAAAAGACCCGCGATACACTTGCTATGATTGACCGAATGATTGACGCAGTTGGAAAGTACAAACGGGAGTCTGAGCGGACCATGACTATCATTAAGAACGATGTGAAGACATGGTACAATCAACCAACCTGCAGGGCAGCAGATGACCATCTTTACAGGCGGGTCCTAGACGGAGTCGTTACCAAGGTGTACTCGCAGGAGGATGTTGAGCTGAGGACTCAGTTGCTCATCCGGATGTTTGAGGAGATGAAGGATTCAACAGGTATGTGCTGCGAAGGACATATTACGCGACTCGTCAACATCTTCTGCGGGTTTGACGAAGCATTCAATCAAGAGAAGTCACTGGGCGAGCGACTACAGGAGTTCTTTGCAGCCTTAGCCGCAAAGGAGTGTGATGTTCTAGAGAAGACTGAAGCCGCTGTCAATGAGCTCACCAAGCTGAAGATACCCTACGAAGAGTGGGGACCTTGGGTGGACGCACTATAATTCTACACACTGTACAATGAAGCTCAAGACCTTGCGTCGGTCGCACACCAAGGGTAAGAAGTGGGATGCGGTGTTTGAGAAGAATGGTAAGGAACGCATCGTTCCGTTTGGAGCTGCGGGGTACAGCGACTTTACGAAGCACAAGAATGTGACTCGTAGGGCGCGGTATATTCGTCGTCATTCAGGGATGGGTGAGCATTGGAGTAAGCCCGATACACCGGGCGCATTGTCTCGTTGGATTCTATGGAACAAACCGACACTCAAGGCGAGTGTTGACGACTTCAAGCGTCGTTTTCGGTTGTAGGGACGACCTCGGGTTCCGGCTCTTGGACAGGCTCCGGCTCCACAGGTGCGGGCGCAGGTGCCGGGGCAGGTGCAGGCTCTGGGTCGGCCTGAGCGACAAGGGGCTTCATCTCAACTTCTACAGGCATGGGTGTAGGCGGGCGGGCGACAGGACGCACAATGCGGAGCCCACCGTTGCGAAAGGTCAAGCTCATTGCTTAGTAACCATAAAAAACGAATCCACGGGCCGTTGGCATCAGTAAGGCATGTCGGTTACACGCGAGCTAGAGAAGATGGGCGCACCTACGTTTGGGACTCTTGCACGACAGCGAGAGAGGTTTGCCAGGCTTCAGCACTACGACTTCAAACGAGCGGTAGACAAGGAGATTGCAGCAGCCAAGCTTGAGGCCATCAAGAATAAGGGTAAGAAGGACATTGAGGCCCGAGCCAAGGTGGCTGTGGCAGACTGGGAGCACTATCAAGCAGCGCTCATCTTAGCCCGAATGAAAACGAATACGATAAAACAATGGGAGAGCAGCTTACCAGAATGAGCCCTCTACGGTGTGTTCACTGTACAAAGATCGTCACCTCAACCGAAGACCACAAATGGTGTCTCATCAAGCTTATGCGCGGCAATCACGTGAAGTCGGCAGCTGAATACTATAGCCTCTCCGAGCAATATGCCATCGACCGCCCACCTATCAAGCGTATCATCAAGAACATCACGGCTAAGGTACCTGTCTAAATTTTTACTGTGATCTCAACCCCAGGGACAACCTTGCGGTAGAGATCATACCACTGCATCGTCCGCCCAGAGTCAAGATACAGTGTCGCGACCTTGTTGAACACGTGAATGTAGGTAATGAACACTGCTGCAACAATCCAACTCATTGTTGATCAAGCGAGATGTTCTGAGTCCGAGGCAAACGACGCGACAACACATCCCGCTTCGTCCCTCCAACCGACATGTCATCACCCTCCTGGATTCCCTCAATCGCCCGCAGGGCCTCAGCGACTCGCTCGGGCTGGTCTGCGAACTGGAGAAGGAGCTGTTGCCGAAGGGTGGACCGCTTCAGGGGCGGGCGGATGGTGCGCTCTGACCTCGCAATGGTTCCAGCTGGCCCATCAATGATAAAATTGTCAAGATTGTTGCCCTTCATGAACTCAATGACAACGGCTCCGTGCTGGTTTTTGCGTTCACGGATCTCCTTGATTTGACGCTGGAGAGCACGAATTTCGTCATCGGCCGCAATCCATTGGCGCAGGGAGTCTCTGATCTCGTCACTCATTGTATGTAGTCTACAGACGCTTGAAAGTTATTTCTTCCAGCGATGGTCGCACTCCAAACAGGTGAAGAAGGTCGTCATCGGCTCATCTGCGGAACGGGTCTGCATCTGGTAGAAGTCGCAACGAGTCTCACGCTTGCACTTCACACAGTAGATCGTGATGGACGCGGTCGCCGTCTTGGAGTAGAGGGCCTTGTCCTTCTCGGTCGCGGTCTTGATGAGCTCAACCCATCGCCCGGGGTTTTGTTGGACGGGTGTGGAGTCTGCGAACTGCACGGGGTCCATCGTATCCAGCAGGTGACGACACTTGTACAGTTCAACAGCCCGGTTGCGGTACATATTCACGAACACTGGATTTTCCCAGTCAATGTCGATATACCACTGTTTGGACTCGCGAACACATCGCTCCAGAATCGCATTCTCCACATCATTGCTATCAAACTGGTTGCGAACAATCGTACGGAGTGGGTGGTCTGTGAAGACGTTGGAGGCATGAATCGTATGAACTGGTAGTGCCTCGCGCGCCTCTTGGTCTACTTCTTCTTCCTCATCATCAAGATCAGGCACCTCCTCGTCGTCCTCATCTGCCTGCGGCGTCTCTTCTTCCTCGTCACGGAATGCGCACGAGTGGTAGAACTCGTCATAATCCACAGTCCTGAGGTCCGCATACTGATTGGCATGTGCGTCGTAGTCGTCCGTGTTCGGATTGGTTGACTTCATGACCACGATGGACCCTGTGAACATATCCTCGTGAAACGGAGGTGGGAGCATGTGCTGATTCGTCGTCTCGTCATCCTCTTCTGTCGTAGCCCCGAAGAAGGCATAGACGTTCTCCTCATGCGTGAGTTTACCTTGGAACTGTAGTGCGGGCTGCTTGACCTTCTTGCGGAGCCACTCCAGTACATCTGTCGTCTTTGCGGGAACCGTAATCTCCGAGAGAGTGCCCGCAGACGCAATGAGAATAGCCACAACCATGCCGATGGTTGCTTTCCATGTCTCCAATCCGTTTCTAAAAACGGAAAACGGATTCGTGAGTGAAGCAGTGAGCAGCCAGAATGTCCCGTCCTAACTATCTCATCATGCGCACTACGTCTACTTCCATCTACCAAGCAAAGCTCTGCGGCTGCGGCTGCCGAGGAGAGGGGCAATACTCCTCTGGCGTCAACCACTCGGACGCATCCAATCCATCCATTACCTATGGCCGTCTACCCGATACGGGAGCAGTGGTCATCATTGCATCCCGTAACATGAATGTGTACCGTGAGGAGTTGTGGAAGGATTACATCCCGCCCCCTGAAGAGGCGGACCAGTGGGTTGAGCCCACTCAGCGATATGAGGAAGAGGAGGAAGATGTGGAGATTAACGCTGAACTATGGGAGGCCTGATGCCTCGCGCGACTACAGCAAAGATGTTATTAGGGTTATCGTTCACATAGCTAATCAACCCTGACACAATGAGAAACATGATCGTAATCACAATGAAGAAGAAGGTCCACTGAACAGCAGGACTATCCCACCACTTTTGCATGTCCTTGTTCTTCGCGAAGGTGTACGACTTGGCTGCCTTCTTCACGCCTGCGCAATTCCTGCAGCGAGGCTTGCCTGCGTGATAATACTGGTTATCGCCCATCGATTGGATCACTTCGCTCGGGTCACGAGCATTGATTGTCTGCTTGAGCTGATTGAAGTCGCTGGTCAGGATATACGCAGGATCCTGAAAGTAGATGATGCGCAGAGGGGGCAGTCCAGCATTTGACCATTGAAAGTGATGAACCTTGAAGAACGGGTCCTCGTCATATTGCTCCTTATCCTCCAGCTTCATCGGCGTGTCCACCCATGTGAAGTATGGGCTGTCACCCGTAATCAGATTCGAGAGGGCCCAGTCGCTACCCGTGCTGACGGTGACAGACAGGGGCGTATAGTTCGCCGCTGCCTTCGCGGCATCCTCGCGCGCCTTGCGGGCTGTCTCCGTATCGTAGTGTCCACCCGACGCATACTTGATGTAGTTGTCAACCTCTGTCTTCTTGTCGCTTTCATTCTTCTTCCATGCCTCTTGGATGTTCGGGTCAGTGGTCGGGTCATAACCAGTCTTTTCAACGGGTGGGTTCGTGCTAATCTTGCCGAATCCAGGCGAGAGAGCCGAGAAGAACTTCGTAGAGGGCTCTGTCCCGTCCTCGGTCGCGCTCACAGGAATCGCAAGGGCGAAACGGTTATCCCGAGACAGCACCAGGAGACACGCATCTGCCATGGAGTTCTTCACGCGGATGGGTGCACCGTAGAACAGCTGGAGCTGGTCAAACGTAATATCTCCCGATGTGTACGAGTTCGGGATCTGGGAGTTGAACGAGCCCTTGAACGGAGCCGCAGGTTTGATGACGATGGTGTTCGTCGGATTAAACACGGAAGGTAGCGGTCCATCCTCCTTCACCTTGTCAGGCGCACGTGTCATTGTCACCGTGGATGAGGACAGTCCCTTGGGAATCACGAGGTCGCACGCAGCACAGCCCATCGCAAGTCCAGGTTGGAGTCCATTTGATAAGTCCGCAGCGGGGAATGCGTCCTTTTTAGCCTTGTAGACAAAGTACTTGCTTCCTCCACCACCCATTGTAATGAGTAAAGAAATCAAGTATCGGAAAGTAACAAGATGTCGTCCAAGCTTTCGCCGCCGACAAGGAAAGGCTACCTCAACTGGTGGCAATCACTGCTTCTTGCTGTGGGAAGCACGATTCTGGGTGTCGTTGCGTCTTATTTCGCGATGTCTGGTTCAGGTTCTGGTGCTGGCATGACGTCTGGACCTTCCTGGGTTATGGACCTGTTCAAGTTCGCACCGCACGCACTCATGCTGTTCGGTCTCCTCGCAGACACCTTTACATACAATGGTGTCTACTGGACTTCTACCGCAGTGGGTATAGCTGCAGTGGGTGCCCATGGACCGCTGGAAACGGTCACAAGTGGCGTCTTCAAGCTGTTCTCCAAGCTTGCGGGCAGGCCGTATACTCCTCCCGCCGCTCCACTTGACCCCATGTCGGCTGGATTCAGTGGGTGCTCCGTGACCGGTGGTCCTCCCGGTGTCTACGCACCGCAGAGCCTGACCGTGACTGTCAGTATTATGACGTACTACATCATGGACCTTCTCATCAACCGAGGCGTTATCGACGCGGTTGGTGCCATCCTTGTGGGTCTTGTTCTGTTAGGTGGTCAAGCCGCGGCTATCTCGGCTGACTGCATGCGTGCTGGAATCACCACACCCCTGGCCGTGTCCATGGTGTATGGCTTCATTGTGGGCTCGGTTGGGTACGGTATTGTTCAGGGCTGGTTCCCTGCGCTGCTGCCTAGCTCCGTCATCCCTGTCAAGCCGTTGGGCTCTGGAGAGCTGGGCATGGACTTCAGTGCCGAGATGGTGCTCGTGAACGGCAAGTTCGTCTCCAAGGACTCTGCTGAGGGCAAGGCCGCGATTGCTAACGGCACAGCTCTGTCTACCTCCGAGGCTGCAGCTGCGGTGGAGGGACAGGGAACGCTGAGCACGGGCGCACCGGGTGTTGAGGCCTCATGCCGAGCCTAAGGCCTTGCGCACCAACGTATAATACATAATCATATTCGTACCTGAATGACGTCCGACCTCCATACCATCCCTTGCAAACACAATCGTAGGTACCGCGGGCACGTTCAGCCTGCGAGCATATCCCTCCTTGTCCTCATGGGTGTTGATGCTCAGCCAGGTGACATTGGGGAAGTCCTCTTTCAGGGCATCAATGCCAGGCTTAATCACCCTACACGGACCACACGTCGGAGACCAAAAATGATAGGCAACAACACTCATTTATTACCATGCGCGCGAAGACTTTAAGCGACATCTTCCGAACACTTCTCGATTACCACCGTTGCCAGTTCAGCCTTGAGCATCACGCGCTTCTGAACCGTTGACTTTGAAATCGTCACATTCCTTGCCTTGACAATCTCTGCAAACGCCTTGAGTAGGTACTTGTCTACGATCGCAGCATCCATGGCACCAATGTTCACACGGAGCCAGGTCGTCAGCTGACTTTGCGGAATCGATGGACCCATCACCGCGAGAGGGCAACCCGTCATCAGTTCGTCTGTTGGAGCCGCAATCACAATGGGCTTGACTCCATCTACCACCTCACGCGCCATCTTGTCCACACGGTCATTCTGGACTGATAGGTCGTCATGGCCACCCGTATGCGCCTTCACATGGTGGAACCGGTGAGTCTTGAACCGTGCGAGGATGGCTGTGGTCTGTTCAATCAGGTCTCGGTGCTGAACATCCTTGCCATCTGCTGTCTTCCAGCCTCGTGCGAGCCATCCAGTAATCCATACACTCAGGCAGTTGATGGAGTAATTGGAGTCAGTGTAGATAACGATGTCCTCATCCAAGTAGCCCTTCTCCTCAAGAATCTGGACTGCACGACGAATCGCCGACAGCTCTGCGCGGTTGTTCGTCTGCTCCTCCGAGTCGGGGACGCGATGTGCCTCCGACCACTCGGGGTGTTCCGGGAACCAGGCCGCATATCCCGCACGAGCTCCCTTCTTTCCATTGTTTGGACACGAACCATCTGTAAACACACGCATGCCTGTTCTTATGTTGATGTTTGTAATTCCGTTTCTGTCTGTAACGGATCATCCCACAGCGCGGTAGACAGCGTGCCTTCAATCTTCGGAAGATGGAGATAGCGGGGGAACTGAGTGACGATACAGCGAGATACGATAGCCGCTTGGAGCGCAGGTTCCTCGATGTGAAACCAGATGCGACACCTGAACGACCGCTGTTCTAGTGAGCGGCGCAACATTTGCTGACAGGCCGAGCTCAGTAGATGAGCGTGCCAAATGAGAAGGACGCGAATGCGAATATGTAACTTGGAGGGGACAAAGGATAACCACTGCATCAACCATGGTGAAAAATCATCAATGGAGTTGACGACAGCAGCATCTACCTCTTCAAAGTCGCATTCGTGTTGGTGAGCCGCCTTGTATTCCAACCAGTGGGCAGCCGTATTCCGATCATTGAGGGATTCATATAAAATTCGGTGAGGTGGCGGAAAGTCCATTGACTTACTGCCCCTCGGTTGCTGTAGACGGAACAATGCGCTTCACGGGGATATCCGCAGAGACGACATACAGGCTGTTCTCAGTCATGATGATGTAGACCTTCTCCTCCTTCATCCGCATGATGCTCTGGATGGGAGAGGTGTACTCAGTGTCCGACTTCACCAGGCACTTCTCATCCCCGTTGACACCAATGCAGCACTGCTTCGTCAGGCTGTCATTGTAGTAGTCAAGGTAGATGGGGCGGTCCTGTTCAATCGCGACCTTTGCGGCATGAGCCATCACTGTAGCAGACGGGACGCTCATTTTGATTGTTCGCAAGGAATGTCGTTCGTGCGTTTGAACGCTTACTTCTGGGTGTCCTCCAGCTTGAAGCGACTCTTCATGCACAGCGAGGGCGTCTCGGTGCGCGGCTGGAAGAGGATACCCTTCACGAGAGTCTTGACACACGATACCTTGGATGCGATGGCGGCTAGGAAGCGGACCAGGTGGTCCACATGCTCCTCCGACTGAGGCGTCTTGGGTAGTCGGATGCTATCCTTGAGGTCGTCCACAACCTGCTGGACCATCGTCTCCATCGTCCCGTGCGGGAGGAGACCACGTGAGTGAAGCTCGGCGGCATAGACTGCGAAGCCACGCTTCATCTCCTTCTGCTTGGTCCAGGCAATAATCATGTCATTGAAGGTTGGGTCTGTGGAGGGAGGTACGATGACGACAGCAGCCGTATCGTACAGTGTATCAAACATGCCAATCTGCGTCACCAGGTCCTGGCTCGCATCTGCGTGCGACTGGACAATGTCACGGTACGCATCGGCCAGCATGGGAGCATAGAAGTTCTGCTTGATGCCGCGGTCAAACAGGAGCGTCGTGACTCGGAGTCGGAACATCGGGTCCCGAGCCGCCAACTTCTCGCGAACGATAGCCATGAGCTTCTCATAGGTTTGCTTGGATAGCTTATTGATACACGCATTAATCTCGTCGTAGTCAGGGTCGTCCTTGTCCCGCACCTTGCGGGCGACCTCTACGAGTACATTGCTACGCCAGTTTGGTTCTTCACGGGGAGGTTCACGACGGATGGGTCGTCGGAACGCGGGTCTGAATGAGGTATTGAGCTTGGAGAGGAGAAGAGAGACGGATTCCGGGAGAGGAAGACGGGGGGCCGAGCGCGCAGCATAGATGTTAGTTACGGAATCCATCTTCGCGCTCTCCCTTGCTTACTACTGCATGGATCCGTTTTTGGAAAACGGAACTCTTCCGCCGCATGTAATAGGAGAGCGGCCAAGATGTGGACTCTATACTATCACGACCCCAACAACAATGACTACTCGTTGGCTAGCTACATTGAAATCTTCACCGTCACAAACGTTCCAGAATTCTGGATGATTGTGGATGGAATCCCCGACAAGATGTGGGAGTCGGGGATGTTCTTCTTCATGCGCAAGGGCATCCCACCGTTATGGGATGCCATTGAGAACGACAAGGGAGGTGCTTGGTCCAAGAAGGTGGACGCTGTGGATACTCATGCAGTCTTCGTCGACTGTATGGTACACTGTATCGCAGAGAGCCTGCTCAAATCCAAGAACGAGGTGGTCTCAGGGGTCACCGTGAGTCCCAAGGGACAGTTTCACATCGTGAAGGTTTGGAACTCAACAACTACAGTGTCAGACCGCAAGATGTTCAGTCCTACACTGAAGATGAAGCTGGGAGACGACATTGCCTACAAGGCACACAACATGAGGCCCAAGTAAGGAATCGGGGCGACCTCAACCTCAACAACAATCTTTTTGCTTTACGTCGCTTCGGGGAATCGTTGAAAACGGATTCGTGAGGTCCAGAACCAATAGAGATCAGCTTAGTATACGAATACCATCGTATACTTGTGAGGACGCACCTCACCCTGTTTCCAGAGTAAACACAAAATGTCGG